ATGCATCTGACAAAACTGAAACACCACCTTCTTGCAGTGGCAACAGCGGTAGCAGCCACGGCATGCACATCGACAGAACAGAAGCCGGCCTTCTCCGGCACAGTCGAGACCGACGGAATCAATGAAATGTTTTTCAACTACGCTCCCGACAACGACCTTATGGCCATCCGCACAATCAACATAGAACCCGATTCTCTCGGAAGGTTCACATTTCCTCTCTCTCCGCTTCTAACATTGAAAATCAATGTTTTAGCGAATAAGTACCCGAATAAGTACCCAAAAACGAACTTTTTCGGGTATTTTTCTTATATCCGGGTGCCAATAATGAAGCCGGAAGCCCCCGCCCGGCTTCCGGCTCTCGTTTAATGGTTCTTGGCTGCGCGGTGCATCTTTATCACTGTCTTCACGCCCCAAATTATTGCGTATATACCGAACGCGCCGACGACTGCCAAATATAGCCAATCCCAAAAAGTAAACTTCGGCTTTTCCTCGGTCTTGGTTTCGGATGCTTCCTTATTGTTGGCTTCGACGTCCTGTTTTATTGCGCTTTCCTCGGTCGCCTTCTTCTCGGCCTGGACTTCGGTGCGGGTCTGCTCGTTCTTTTCCCCGTTCAATACCGCCCGGCCTTTGGTTACGCTCTTTACGTTAGGGGGCTTCGCCTTCTGCCCTTCCTCGGTAGCGGCGGCCGCAATTATCGCGTTAAGCCAATCCGGGGCGGAGGTACTATCGGAAGGAATGGAAGGAACGCCGCCGGGGTAAAACTCCACCGTTGCGAAGTCTATTACCACGTTCCGGCGTTCGTCGGTCGTTACGTTGGTAATTATCGCCGCTGTTTCCGTGGATCCGGCGTGGTGCTGTTGCTCGGTCGTCGCCGTAAGCTGCGCTTCGGCTTGTGTGTTGGTCGCTACCGTCTTTCGGCTCGTCGAACAGGCGGAAGCAAGCAACGCAAGAACGACTATAAGAATTTGGGCTACTCGGTTCATACGTCGGGGAAGGTTACGGTTTTTTCGGGTCTGCTGTTGTAGGTAAGGCTTCCGTACTTGATACGGTTAAGCCTTTTAAGCCAGCCGTTCCTAAATCGCCTTTGTGAAAGGTTGGCGGCTACTATGCCTTCAATGAAGGCGACGCGGGCGGCCTTAATCTTATCGAACAGGGCGCGGGGGGTCTGAGCGTTGATGGCGGATAAGGTCTTTTCGCCTACAATGCCGTCCACCTTCACGCCGAGAAGTTTCTGTACTTTCGTAATTCCGTGCTTGCCGGACGCCCATACCCAATCGACGACAATGTTAGCGACTGACTGCGACGCTATGCGGTCGGCTTTCCACCGGTTCCAATAGTGCGGACGCATAACGCGCTCTATTGCGTCGGTGTCGGTTATCTTCTTGAGGTCGTCTACGTCGATGTCGCCGTCGCCGTCCTTGTCGTAGCCTACTTGTCGCCATGTGGCAATGGTTACGCCTTTGTTGGTTGCCCCGCCCCGGTCGTGGGGGTCGTTCACAAAGCCGCCTTCGTGCGACAAAATGAACGGGGCTAAGATTGCTAAATTTGCCATGTGTCAATGGTTGTTATTGGTTTATTCTTCTACCTCGTCTTCTGCCGTCGGCTTGGGGCCTGTATTGTCGGGTATGTCTTCGAGCGCGTCGTCTATCTCCTTACGCCCTATCAACTTGAAGAAGTTGAACCGCTTCTTTATGCCTTTATACTCAAAATAATTATTAAGGCAGCTTGATATTTCAATGCCGTAAATTATCAAAAGTAAAGCCATTGAAACGACGGGAATACCTAAGACGACGCCGACGGAACGCCCGCAAAGTCCGGCTAATGTTACCCAGCAGAAGTAGTCGGCTATTTTGTTAATGGTTCGTCGCCACGCTGTCGAACCTCGTATTTCCTCGCCCCGCTTGGCCGCCTTCTTAATGCCGAAACGAAGGTCGGCATTAAGAAGGGCGAGGCCGAATAGAAGCCACGGGGTAAGGCTGTCGTAGAAGTCCGCCAACGCTCCGCCTATCGACGGGAGAAGGTGGCTAAAATAGTCTTCTGTCATTGTTGTTTTTGCGGGTTTGGTTAGTCGTTGCCGCCGAGGTCTGCCTTAACCATAGCCTTGATTTCGGCTACCCTGTGAAGGTGTGCGGTATAGGCGGCTTCGGCCTTCTCTGCATCTTCTTCGTCAAGAAGTCCGGCGCGGGCGGCGTTGTAGTCGTTAATCAGTCCGAACTCTTCCGTTTCGGAAACTTCGGCGCGAATGACGGCGCGGGTTATGTCCTTGTAATTGGGCGTTCCCCATAGCTGCACCGTGTTGCAGTCGTAGGTCGTGCGGGTCTGCGGCGTGGTGTCTGCCACGTCCACGCCTTCGGCGTCGTCTGCGACGGCCTGGGGTTCCACTTCCTCGACGCGCTCCACGATGTTGTAGTTGTAGTAGTACGCGCCGTTACCGAGTGGCTGAATAGCCAACGGTCTAACGTCTGAATTTGATTTCATACGGGCTTATTTTATTAAGTTTGTTAATAAGGTATTGGCTATCGCTGTATTTTAGCCAACCCCACCACGGCGCAATAGCCTGTAAGAAGTCTTCCCGTGATATAGGGTGCTTGGCTTTCCTCAACTTGGCAATTTTCCGGCAAAGGCTTCGCTTTATTCCCTTCCTTATCCGTGTTTCGTTCAGGTAAAAGACGAAGCCTAAAAAGTCAATGCCCCGGCCGTGCTTGTCGCTGCTGTCTAAGGCTACCGGGAAAATTTGCTTATTCCGCTTTACTTCTATCCGTAGTTTTACGTTGGTGTAGTCTTCGATGTCCGCTAACAAACGGTGCAAAAACTCTTTGTCGTTGGAAAGTATGCCAAAATCGTCGGCGTAATTTATAAGCCACTTAACGCCCTTCTTCTCCTTCAAGTAATGACAAAGGTAAGTTATATAAAGGTTCGATAAGTACGGGCTTATTGGACTACCCAACATAACGCCTTCCTCGCTGTCTATAATGGCGTCCAATACGCGAAGGATCCGTTTGTCCTTTATGCTCCTTCGGACGATGCCTTTTAGAACGTCATGCTTTATTGTCGGGTAGAATTTTCGTATATCAAGTTTAAGACAATACACAGGGCCTCCCTTCCGGGCTTCCTGTATGTAACGGCGCATCTTAAACGCCGCTGGAAGTTGCCCCCGTCCTCTTATGCCGCAGTAACTATCGGAAATAAACACCTTATCCCAAATCGGGCGAAGGGTCAAAAGCATGGCGCGGTGTATTATCTTATCGGGAAATTCGGGAACTATGGTAAGAAGCCGTTCCTTCCCGTCATTGATGGTTACGTTGTAAGTTGGCGACGGTTGGAACTCGTCGCGTTCAAGCAAAGAACAAATTACCCCCGTGTTTTCGGGCTTGTATTTGTCCGACATCCGGGCGGCGCGGTCTATATTGTCCGCGCTGCTGAACTCTCCGTATAGGTTGCCGTGTCGTTTCACTTCTTTGCTTTGCTGATTACTTGGCGTTCTTCGGCGGAAGCCTACCAAAAGCCATTAATAATTACTATTTTTCGCCGTGGGGCGGGGTCTTTGCCATTTTAAGTATATTGCCCTTATTTCTAAGGTTATCAGTAATTCCGGGAGCCGAAGTACGCATTCGAATTCGAAGCCGCGTTGATCGTATACGCGTTCGCAAGCCCGGCATTCGCGCCGTTGTTCGCGTTCCCACCGAACAAAACGCCCGTAGGCAAACAACCCAATTCGTTTTATTCAAAGTAGTAGCGCGTTCCCGAAGCTCGCATAGTTACTTTTCGCGGGAAGGCGTTACGCTTCTTAATCTCACGAAGGACGTATTTTATTTCGGTCGAATTGGTAAAGAACTTTTCCTCCTGGCCCGGCTTGTCGGGGCTATTGTCCGGGTGCTTTATCTTCACTAAGAAGCGTTCCGCCCCGAACTTCGTCTTAACTCCGTCGATGAAGTCAAGAACGTAGAAGGAAAGGTTAATTAACTTCTGCTGCGTCGTTTCGTGGCAGTTGAAGTGTTTGTTATTCTCGTCCTGTGGAATGTTCAAGAAGGCGAGCGTTCCGTCGTCCTGTGTGGGGTTGGTTTCGTTATTCATTTTTTGGTCTGATATTGACCCCAACCGCCGAATAGACGGGCCGCGGCGGTTGGGGCGTGTTAACGGGTTTTCGTTGTCGTAAGGGGTTCGGGTTACGCTGCGGGTATAAAGCAAAGCCGGGAGCCGAAGCACGCATGCGAATACGAAGCCGCGTTGATCGTATACGCGTCCGCAAGCCCGGCATACGCGCCGCTGTTCGCGTACCCACCGAACAAAACGCCGCGCATGGCTGTGCCGGACGTCGGTATATTGGTATAGAAGTAGTCCGCGAAGTAGATAGTAGAACCGCCGCCCACCTCTACGGGCATATTCTCGCCGTATTCGCCGGCCATGATGCGCTTAACGTAGCCTTCCGAACGGGGTAAGTTGCCCCGGTAGTCGTAGTCGTTGTAGCTGCTGTCTTGGAACTTCGCCGGGTCGTTGCAAACGTAGAACTTCGACAGGCCGCCGTCGGCTTCGCTCTGTATCTCACACTTACAGCCGTCCGTCCAACTCCAAATGTGGCCGAAGGGGTTTTCTATTCCTCGGTAACTCGGAACGTGGGCGGTGTGGGTAATGCCCGCGCCGTTGTTAATGGTATAATCGACGACGCCGGTAGCGTTACCGAGCGAATTGGTAGCACCGCAGGGAATGAACGGGTAATAGCCGTTATAGGTGTTCCAATTCCCGGATGAAATTTCCGTAACGCCGGGACCGAGGCCGCCCTGCTTGTAGCCGTTGGCGTCCGGCTGTGCGTTAAATGCGGCCTGGCTGTTAAGGTTGGCGTATTCAATGACGAAAAGCCAATAGGTCGCCAACTGCGCGGCGTATAGGTCGCAGTTCCACCCCTTGCCGTTAAGCCCGGCGGTTCCACGGTTACGGGCATAGTTGCGGAAGTTGGTAAGGGAAATTCCCGTAGCCGGAAGTCCGAGGAAGCTGCGGTAGGTTCCGTCGTAGGCTGTGTTATTGTTGCCCCCACGGAAGGCGGCGGTAGTGTTGACGACGGACGCCAACTTAGGCGTAGCCGCTACGGTACGGTCTACCGTGGCTTCGTATGCACTTCGGTACATAAGTGGTACTTCGTGGAAGCCGGGCAGCGGGTACTCGGAAATAAGGGCTATAAGGTCGGTTCCGTCGAACTCAAACTTTCGGTAGTGCTTGGGAATTTCTACCATTACTTGACCGTCTGCCCCGGTAAGGTTGGCGGCGGCCCCGGTGTCGCGCTTGGTGCTGTCGGTGGCGAGAAGGTAGTAGGCTACCGTTCCGTTATCACGAAGCACACAACGGCGCATTTTAGACTGAACCGGGAGCGACGTATGTAACTCCGGGCGTCCTATGCGCTCCAATGTGGTAGCGGCTACGGTCGTCTTTATGCGGACGCCGTAGTAATAATCGTAGGGGAACGCGGGCTTAGTGTTGCCCGCTGCTATAATTAAACCCATAATTTGTTGGTTATTAGTAGCCCCAAAGAAGGGCGGTTTTCTGACTTGTTGTTTTTATCTCTCGGACTATTTCGGGGTTCCAGCCCATTTCAAAGCGCGTGGCAATAAATTCGCCTTCGGGCATTCCCCAAAGGTTCACTTCAAGCACTACCGCCGCTTCTCCGTCGTTCTTGACGCAAAAGGGGGTATCTTTTCGGAAGTTGCCCCCGTCGAAGTTGACCGGGCCAATTACCGAAACTTGTGCGCTTACTTGGTCGCCGTTCCTGTTTGTCATTTTACTGCGTTTTTGGTGTATGCAAAATTACGTTATTATCGTATCACTTTAATACGTCGCTAAATATCCGTGAAGTGTTTGTTACCCCGGTAGCCGTGAAGTCCGGGGTAGCAAAACACTATATAGCGGCGTGGTTCAGTCGTTTAGGTCGTGCCAATATTGTTTATTCCTCGTTTTGACTTGGAAGCCCGAAGTATTGACCTTTATTCCGAAATTCCCGAACTGAACTATAAACAGGTCGTTACTCATGAGCATCGCGCCGTTCTTCCACCCGGCTAAAAGTCCGTCGTTCCCTAAAATAGTCCGTTCGTAATTGCCGCGTAGGAATGAGCCGTTTATATAACCGCTTATTGTGAAGTCTTCGGTTTCGCCTGTCTTTTCGCACCAACATTTTAGATTGTTGGTTTCAAATTCAAGCGAATAGATTCCTTCATCTCCTGCGGAAATATAGAACGTTCCGCCGTTGGCCTGAAAATTTCTGTATGTTCCTGCCGTTAACGTGCCCGATTGTGTTAAAGAATAGGTTTTAACTACTATACCATCGCGCTTTATGCGTAGGAAGGCGCAGGGCGGATTAACCGTTATATTCGGCTTCCCCGTATTGCTTTTCATCCCCGAAGGGGCTGTAAGCGAAAAGCCGAAATTATCTACGCAAATATGTGAGCCTTTGTCCATAAAGCCCAACAAACACGACATTTTAAGGGCGGCTACGCTCATCGGGTTCTGAATACCTCCGCCGGGAATATATACCCTTGTGTTTAGGCTTTTTCTTTCCGCTATATTAGCCGCGCTTTTTAGAATATAGTCGGAATAGTCGCCGACGCTTCCGTTATATATTTTCAATTTAGTATAGCCGCCCGAAAACATATTTAACCCTGTATCGTCCAATACAACCGAGTCGCCACAAAGGATTTCTCCGGGGTCAGAATTTAGACGAATTGCTGGCGTTTTGCCTTGTGCTATTTCTTCGGAGGATAGAATTGATTGTATATAGTTGCCGTCAATCTCCCAATTAGCAATTTTACCCGCAATAGCCGTAATAACCCCTTCTATAAATGCTTTTGTAGCATAAATAGTACCGTCTTGAAGGACGCGGAAGGGCGCGGTAAAGCGATTCGTCTTACTTGCACCCGCCCAAATTCTGACCTTCCGGGCTTCCGTTTCGTTCGCGGCTTCGTTTTCGCCCCCGGTAATTCCGGCTACAATACTTTGGGAATTGCCGTTAGCAAGCTGCACCGTTCCGGCGGTAATAATACCCTTGTCGATGGTTACTTGGGTGTTGTTGTAAAAGGTGGCTTCCGCCCAATCGTTCGCGTTGTAGCCGGAGGCACGGGCGGCAATAGCGCGGTATAGGTCTTTACGGGCTACGCCTGTGCTATCCGTCCACGAACGTAGCCACAGGTCGCCAATGTCGTAAGGCCCGTAAGGTGTGCTTACGAATACTTGCCTTTTGCGGTCGGCTGTGTCCTGTGCGTTGTTGGCGGCTTCGTAGGCGTCTATTGCTTTTTGGTCTTGTATAGTAGTCCAATAATGACCATACCCCGTTTCTGTTAATCCTGTTTGTCCGTTAGTATAGCTATATGTCGTTTCGGAATAACGCTTTAACGTATGCGTAGAACCATTATACCACATATCGCCGACGTGCTTACGTCTTTCGGCGGTCGTAGTCCACGCGGTAGACGGGTCGGTAGTCTGAAACCAACTTTCTATTTTCCCGTCTATTTGTCCTTCTATGTCGTTGACGGTAGGAAGAAAGTTATAATTTATGAAGTTCGTTAACGCCGAGTTGTCGGTGTACTTGCTTGCCTTCTCCCAATCGCCGGAATTGAAGGCCCCGGTAAGACGTTCCGTTTTACAGCGTAGTATGTCGCCCGTGCTTCCCTGTACCCACAAATCGCCGACGTGATAAGGGGTGTAAGGCGTGGAAACGAAAATTTTAGCCTTATCGTTGGCGGCGTCGAGGGCGTCCTGTGCCAACGCTAACGCTTGGGCTAACTCGGTGTCTTCAAGTTCTTGCCAATAGTAGCGCAGTCCTCGCGCTGCTCCGGGGCGCGGGGAAACTAAGCCTTTGACGTATCGCCAAACCTTGCCGGACGTGGTGTTATAGTAAAGGTCGCCGAGGTGCTTTTCCTTCTCGTTGTTATTCCCGGCGGCTGTGTCTGCTTCCGCCCATTCCTTAGCGGGTTCGTTTGCTTCGGCTAACGGCGCGGTATTCAACGGCGAAGGATCCACTTCGTAAAACCATTGTTCTATAACTCCGTCTAACTGCCCTTGAAGGTCGCCCAATATGCCGGGCAGCGTGTTGTTGATGTAGTCTTTAAGTTCGTCGGTCTTCTCCTGTACGTCTGTAAGGTCGTGGTATTTGCCGTCTGTGCCGACGAAGCGAATAACGCCGCCTATCTCGTCGTTATCCAAATCGAAGTAACACTTACCGCCGCCGCTGCTCTCTATTCGCCCGGTACGAAGGAAACGCCCGTTTATAGTCGTGCTTCCGTAGGTAAGGCTTACCAATCGGCCGGGGTTCTTGCCCCCGGCGTCGGTTACGACGCTGTTAAGAACTCCTATAAGGAAGTTGTAATATCCGGCTTCCTGTTCCACCTTTATGGCCTGCGTGGAAAGGATAATTTGTCCGCCCCCGCCCGTGGTGGAACATTTGGCGTAAATGAAGTAGGCGGCCGACGGATTAAGCCCGGAATAGGTCGCCGACGATAATACCCACGTCCTTATAGTTTCTTCTATGGCGTAATGAATAAGCCGCCCGTTTGAAACATAAAGCGTGTTCGGGTTCTTGTTATAGTTCGGTTGGAACGTAATGTTTTGGAGCGTGAACTGGGTAGACTTCGCGCCAACGCTCAACATTTGCGTTTCAATCGAAAGGGGCTTTATTTTCTCGCTGTAATAGTCGCCTTCCGGGTCAAAAACCATGTTTAGCAGCTCTTGGGTCGCAAGCCAACGGCGGCGGGCCTTCGCGGGGTCTGCTAACTTGTTTATGGTTATAACTTCGTTAATGTCCTCAATCTCGTTAAGGACGCGGACGGTAGTAGACTTCGTTACGGTGTCGCTTAGGGTAATGTCGTAGGAGTGCCGCTTCAATAGGTTGCGTTCTATCCTAACAATTCGTACCGCCTTGCTTACGCCGATGTCCTCGTCCTCGACGTTAATATAGTCGCCGACGTGCAAAATTTCGGTTTCCACCTCGCGCCCAAACATAGCCGTAAAGAAGTCTTCCGCTATGGTAAGTTTATAACTTACTTGTGGCTGGGTCATAGCCGGGAAGTCCTTGTTTGCCGCTTCTAAAAGTTTGTTTTGGGCGGCGATTATATAACTTTGGGGCAGTTGTATCTCGGTAATTATATACTCGTCGTTAACGCTAATTTGGAAGGCTCCGGCCGTAGCGGATGGGAATACCATACCGTTTTCGTCCGTGAAGCGTTTAAGTACGAAGGTTCGGGTAGCGTGGTCGTAGGAGTGTATGTCAAATTCGTAGCCCGCCAACTGCCCGGTTTGGAATTTGACTTTTGCGGCTACGTCGCCCAATAGGTAAAGGGTGCTTCCGTCGGATCCTTTGGCGTTAAGGTCGAACATGGCGTTATCCCCCTGCGTGGTGTCCGAAAAGGTTATTTCGTCCGGGCCGAGTGCTGTTACCTTGCCGACGCGCTCCGGCTTAATGTCGTATATCTTTTCGTTTTCCTTCGTGCCGTACTTCGCTTTCGCGGTGGCGTCCTCTAAGTATGAAGTAAGGCGGTCGGTATCGGGAAGGCACAGGCGCGTATGCCCGTAGTTCCGTCCGAGGTTATCCTGGCTCCCGTAGACGAAAAGGCGGGTAGTTATCCCGGCGTTGTTGACGTTGGTACGTTTAAGGCTGTAAAGCCCTTTACCTCGCCCGTAACGAAGTGTAAACGGGTGGGTAATTCCGGCCTTCTCCTTAATGTTGATTGTATTGAAGCCGTCGCCGGGCGTTATCTCAAATTCTACGCCCCATTCGCTACAAATGTCTTGAAGGACTTGTAGGCAGTTCCGGCTTGCCGTATTTATGTTTTTGTAGGCGGTCGCTCCTGTCGCCGGGCAGTCGCCTAAATGCCACTTATTCGGCTGTACGCGGTTGGCGTTCCATACTAATACGGTCAAATGTCCGTGTAGGTCGCTGTAATAGGTGTCGCCGTAAGCGTCCGGGGGCAGCTTATATTGGGCGTCTATTAAATCGTACTGCAGGCCTTCAAACGTGATGTCGTACTCAAAGCGCCGTTGCCCGTTTTTCGTGGGCTGCGGCAGTTGGTTCGCCTTGTAGGTGCGCCCGTAGACTTCTATACGGTCGCCTATGCCGACGGGAAGGGGTACGGCTGACGAAACGCCAATAGTTACCGCGTCGTCGGAAAGTAAGGCGGTTTTTTGGGTCGCCTTACTGATTCCGCTGACGTTCTTACGGCTGAAAAGCGGCGTTTCGCTTCCGTCCGCGTGGTGGATTATAATCTGTTCCATACGATGATGCCGTTGGTGGAAAAGTCGGTTATTTCCTCGACTACTCCGGCGACAATGACGTAGTAAACGCCGTTTTCGGCGTAGGTGTGTTTTAGCGTCTTAGTCCCGGTATAGTCGCCGTAGATGTCTTCGCTAACGCTCCCGTCGCCCCAATAAACCGTAACTACTTTGTCGGTCTTCAGGGCTATGGTAACTTCGCGGCTCGCGTAATTTATTCGTTGGTGGCGAACTACGCGCTTCACGGGGTCGGGTTCGCGTAGTTTAAGGCTAAAAGTGCCTATCATCTTGTCGTCGTGCCAACGCTTAGACGGGGCTACGCCGTCGGAAGCGTAGACTTCGTAAAGTAGCGGCTTCGTCGGGTGGATGCTTATCATAAGCCGGGCGGTTCCGTCGGCTTGTAGAAGTTCGTAAAGTCGGTTCATTCGCTCCACGAAGTCTATTTTACCCGAAGCCTTGCACCAGCAATTAAGCGTTATTTCGCGTTCCTCGTATCGCTTGTTTGACAGGTCTACTACTTTGCCGTGGTAGTCGGGCCAATCAATCGAAGCCGCCATTTTTAACTTCGGTTGGTCTAAGACGCCCGTAGAACTTTCCACCCTTATACCGAGGTCGCGGAAGTTGACCCCACTAAGGTAGTATTCAAGTTGCGAAACATTGTTAAGGCTCTCGGCTATATCGTTGTCCGAAAGGGCGACGTTATAAACCTTCACTTCGTCCACATCCGCGTAGGCGTATTCGGTGCCGTAGACGTCTTGAATAAGGGCCAACCCGGTAAGCGTTCCGGGAAGGGTAACGCTACTTACGCGCTGCGTGTCTAAGTAAAGCGTTACGGTATTGCCCGCCTTCTTGATGGTTATGAAGCCCCAACTTTCCGGGATAACGTCTATCCAAATTATGCGGCTTCCTTCTAATTGGTCGGTATTGCAGAACATACCTATTCGGCGGCCGGTTACTCCGTCGGCGTATTCGTTCACCTTGACCCACGCCAAAATAGTAAAGTTGCCGCTTAGGGGTATCACGTTCGCCGGAACTTCCGCGTAGCCTTCGCCGGGGAAGCGTATGCAGTTGCCCTGTTTGCCCGCCACGAAAGGACAGCCCGTTATTTCGGCGTCGTGGCGGTTAGCCGCGAAGTCGTAGGCTACGGTAGAACCGTCCGCTTCGTCGAAGGGAAGGTTTAATATTAAGTTCTGTTCTAATGCCATATTACTTTCGTTTGTCGGTTGTTTTTATGGTCGCTTGCTCCGAGGCCTGGGTTCTGCACTCTCCGCCGTGAAGGATGACGCTTACCCGTGCGTTGTCGCTTGCTATTACTTCCACCTTCGCGCCGCCGGAAATGCTGACGACGACAAAGGCGTTATCTTTTGCCGTGATGGTTATCTCGCTTTCGCCACGCGCCGAAACGGTGGCGGCATCGAAGTTACTATATTCCGCCTTCCCGGTAGCTCGGTCGAAGGCGATAACACTTCGTAGACTTTTCGCCGCTACCTTGTCGTCGGCGCAATAGACGCCGAAGCGGGCGCGTATGTCGGCGAACTCCGCCCGAAGTTCCGGCGAAGGGTAGTTATTTTCTTCGCAGAAGTCCTGGCCCTTGATGAAAAGGGTTATAAGGCGTTCTTTGGAAGAAGCCTTTAATATGAAGTCGTACCACTCCGAACAAATACCCGCCGCCTTCGCTTCGGCTGCTAATCGTTGTTTAAGTTCTTGTAGTTGCATTTTGCTGTTGTGTTAGTTGGTTATCCCTTGGCTTCGTAGGTCGTCGCCGTCGTCTATTCCCAAACGGTTAAGTATGGATAGAAGGCTTCCGGCTATGTTCCCTAATCGGTTATCCATGCTTGAAAGGTGGATAAGCTGTTGCCTAAAAATTTCAATGGCTATAACTTGGTTCTGCCTTACGGCGTTGGTCTGCCCTGCCAATAGGTCTATACTTTCTTGGCTTGCTCCCTTTATTGCCCCGCTTAGGCTTGTCGGGTCGCTTTCGTCCAATTCGGCGAATAGGTCTTTGTACATATCCATTGCCGCCTTGAAGTTCGCCCCGGCTGCGGCTACCGCTGCCTTAAAGCGGTCTTGTTCGGCTTGGGTAAGTCCGTCGAAACTGCCGTTTCCTTCCGCGTCGAAGCCCATATCTTTTTGAAGCTGCTTAATTGCGTTCTGCAATGGCTGCTCCAAAAATTGAAGGCGTAGCGCGTTGGATACGGCTTTCTTAACTATGTCGTTGGCTACGTCTTCATAGACTTTATGAAGGTTTTTAAGTGCGTCGCCGCCGGCCTCACACGATTCTATAATAGCGTCCATTAACTGCGTGGACGCTTCCTTAGCATCGGTTTGGGTAATGCTTTTCGTTATTTCGGCGATGATGTCCTCTATCTGCCGCCCGGCTTCGGCGTAGCGTTCTTGGAACTCCTCGACGCGTCCCCAATCGGTTTTCTTCTTGGAGATTTCGTCGTTAATCATTCCTTGTATTTCGTTCTGCTGCTGCCGTAAGTTCTGAATTAACGCGCTTTGGTTTTGGTAGACGGTTTCGCCGAGGGCTTTGTCTACGGCGTGTTCCAATGCTGTATAGGCACGTCCCAACCGGGTAACGGCTTCTTCGTGCTTCTTAATGGACTTTTCGGCCTTGCGGTCGCGGCTGTTGAATAGGTCGAAGGCTGACGACAAAAAGCCTATGGATCCTTGAATAATGCTTAACGGGTTGGCGGTGGCTATGCCTGTGGCAATTTGGGAGGCCCCGTCCAACATTCCGCCTATATCGCCTAATATGGCTTCCGTTTCCTCGTCCATGCTTATACCCATCTTCTTTATGCCGTTTGTCACACTTCCGAAGCACGACGAAACGAAGGAAATGCTACTACCAATATCGGCGAAGTGTTCCTTAAACGCTGCGCCTACGCTCTTGGCGGTGCCCTGTTCCTTGTTAAGGGCGGCGTTCAAGATGTCGAGCTGCTTCTGCCCTTCTATGGTAAGTTCGCCCTTAATCTTAAGCCCGTTAAGGGTGTCAATTTTACGGCGTAGCATATCGACGTAACTACTACCTTCCGCCAATAGGTCGGCGAAGGCTTGTTTAGCGGACCCGGCTAAGGTGGCGTCGCTGCTGTTTATCGCGTCGGTATAGTCGGCGTATTGCTTCTTCTTTTCCTCTAAGGACTTTACAAAGGGGTCGTCGCTGTCTAAAAGTTTTTCCGCCTTCATCGCGGCGCGAAGCTCGCTTAGGCTCTGACGAAGGGCCAGGAACGGGTTACGGGTCTGCAACTCGTTTTTAGCCTTCTGTAATTGGTCGTTGATGGCTTTAAGGTCGGACGGGTTGAACTGCGCCGAAAAGTTAATTTTCCGGCTGTTTATGTCGTTCAAAAGCCTGTTAATAGTCGTCGTGGACAGCCGAGAAATATCGCCGAACAACTGCCCCCAACTTTCAGAAGCCATAAGGCGTTGGGCCGCCAATTTGGAAAGTTCGGTTTGCTGTTTGGTGTTAATCGCCGCTATCATGTCGGCGTTGCCCTGCTGTTCTGCTAATGCACGTTGGGCCGCGTACCTTTCAAGTATCGCGGTTTCCTGTTGCTGATAGGTTTGGTATTCCTCTAACAGGGCGTCGTACTGCTCGTTTCCGCTACGCTTGGCGTATTCCTCGCGCTTGGCTTCAAGTGCGGCTAAGGCTGCTTCGGCTACGCGGCGTTCGGCTTCCGTGGACGCTTCGGCGGCGCGGCGTGTAAGTAGTTCCTTATTCCGGGCGTAACTTTCTTCAAAGTCTATCTTTTCTTGAAGATAGGCGGCGTATTCGTTAAGCAGGGCCTTCGTTTCCTGTCGCGCCTGTTCTTGGGTGTCGGCTTCGGCGGTATTAAGAATTTCCGCCTTCGCATTATCCACGTCGGAATTATCCCCGGCAAGTTCGGAACGGCGGCGTTCTATTGTGGCTAACATCTCTCCTATGGTTTTGCACTGGGCTAACTCCTGTTGTAGTTGCGCGTCGAAGGCGGAAATAACCGATTCGCGGGTGGCGTTGGCTATCTCGTTGTTAAGGGTCGAAAGGTTACGAAGGTCGGCGGCCGTCTTGGAAGCCTTCGCGGATATGGTGTTGCGCTGACGTTCCAAATAATCCAAATAACTGCTGCCTTCCGCTAACAGGGGCGCGAACTCGGAAGCGGCGGCGTTCCTAACGGTTTCGTCGCTGCTCGTTATCCACTTCAAATATTTTTCGTAAAGCCCTTTTCGGGTCTGTAACTGCTCGGCGTATTCGTCGGTTTCATTCTTGGCGGTGGAAGATGTATTATTACCACCCGAAGAGCCGCCATTATTGTTTCCCCCGGCGCGTAATACGTTAAGTTCTTTTAGTTCTTGCTCCGTAAGGGCTAATTCCCGTTTAACGTAGCCCGTGGTCTTGTCTAATTCCGCTTGGGCTTCGCTGTGGATCCTTTGATTCGTGCTTCGGGCCTGCTGTATTCGGTAGGCGTTAATAGCGTCTATGGCCTTTTGTGTCGGTTTGAAGTCGCCGCCGTCCATTGAATACCAGGAACCGTCGTTATATGCGTCGCCGCTTCTGCTGACTGCTCCGGCTGCTTTCATCGCTGCTACGAGGTCTTTGGCGGCTTGACTGCCGGGCGTAATGTTTCCGCCTTTGAACTGATGGTAGTAGCCGCCCCCGGCTACGGTTTGGTCTGCGTTAATTACTTGGTTGTAGTATTCTTCGTAAGCCTTCATTTGTAGTTCTTGAAGGGCTAACGCTTTGGCGCGAAGTTCCAACGCCTTAATTACGTTCTTGGTGTTGCTGACAAAAACGCGGTCGGCGTCCGTAAGGTTGCTAACTGACAGCCCCAAATTGTCGAACTCGGTAGCGTTGTCCTTTATCCATTGTTGCTTTTCGGAGGCCGTCTTTAACTTACTGTATTCGTCGCGTAATTTGGCGTATTTTCCCACGAGGTCGGCGGACTTGCCCGCCATTGTCTTGTGGTAGTCGTCGAACATTTTACGGGCGGCTTCCGTACTTTTGGCGGCTTCCTTCGTTGAACCGCTGAACTTCTCCCAAAGGACAATAGCGGCGGTAATGGCTACGGAAAGGCCGAGCGTTAAAGTCGCCATCAATGCTTTGGCGGCTACGGTGGAATTTCCCAACGCTACGGAAAGTTTGTTAGTTGCCACGGCTAACAATTCCTTCGCTTTGGCTACCGTTACCAACATAAACGCGCTATCCTTGTTTAAGGCGTTGGCGACTTGCTGCAAGCCCATCGTTATGGACATAAGGGCCTGAACCTTCAACATAATTTTTTGAAGGTTTTCGTTCTCTCCGGCGAAAAGGGCTACCGCACCTTGTGCCGCGCTGAACGCTCCGGCTACGCCGCTAAGTCCGGCTATCATTCCTTGAAGCCCGGCGTTATCGTGGCTAAATATTCGGGCCTGGGTCTGCGCGTCGCCTATGGCGTTGGCAAGTCGTCCGGCTTCCTGTTGTAGTTTCTTGAAGGTGTCCGTTCCGCGTAGTCCGGCTTCCTCCATCTGCGCTAATTGCTCCCGGACGTTGCGGAGCTGCATCCTTAATGAAGTGTGCGCGTTGGCGTTCTGCTCGGCGGCTTGCTGTGCCTTCTTTAACTGCTGTTCCTCACGCAGAAGGGCGTCGGCCTGCTTCCCGGTTTCGTCTATTACCTGTTGGCGTAGGTTTATTTCTTCCCTTATTTGGGCTTGCTTTGCTTGTAGGGCTGTGGCTTCTTCCTTATTCCCGGCGGAAAGTGCCTTAGACGCTTCCACGCCGAGGCGTTTATATTCGTCTTCCAACTCTCTAATAACAGCCTTATTGGTGTCTACTATTACGTCTATGTTGGCAAAGGCTTTGTCAATGGCTTGGGCGGCTCGGTTAAACGCTCCGTCCATCTCCTTTCCACCTAATACCGCCGCGCCTTGAAACTCCTGTATAGCCTTCTTACTTTCGTTAAGAACGCTAAGGAGTTGTTTGTTGGTGCCGGAAATTTCAAACGACAGCCCGCCGCCTTGTATATTCATCGGTTAATACGGTTTATTAAGTCCATTACTTCCGCCGCGTTCTCGTCGGTAAGGGCTATTTCCGTGGTGTCGCCGCTGGAACTGCTTCCGCTTTTACCCTTTTCCTCGACGCCGGGCGCGTCTATTAACATTCGTTGTACTGCTCCCCACGCTATACCGTGGAGAAGGTAGTCCAACGTCCAGCCGAAGTGTGCGCAAACGGAACCCCGGCGGCCGTGTGGACTTTTTAGGCCTGTTGCTCTATACGAGTCGCTTCCGGTTCGCTTGTTCGCGTTGCGCTCATCAACCGCATAGAGTTCACAAAATCCCCTAAGTTGCTTACGTTCGTTATGATAATAGCCAACGTCAGCAACTCGGACGGTTTAAGCGTATGGAAGAAAAGCCGGGTAAGGTCGCGTAGTGCATTGCGGTCTTCCTTCCGGCGGTAGGTCGTGCCGTCGAAGGTCGCTATATAGTAGTCTTCGCCCAATACTGCGGTAGCCACGACTTCGGCGAGCTGCTTGGCTTCCTTGTTGGCTAAGGCGCGGGCGGTGCGTAGGTAGTCGTCGTCGCCTAACTTGGTTTCGTCTATCTCCATTTGAAGCCAAAGAAGGCTAAGGCGGTCTAAGGTGGCTAAGGTCGGTTCTTTGATGGTGTAAACCTTCGTTTCCGTTACCTTATCACGCCGACGGAAGAAGCCCCAAAAGCCGGGCTTCCGGGTGTAGTGCGTTATCTCCACGTCGAACGTAACGCCTTCGCCTATCATCTTCCGCAGTTCGGTCTGCTCACGGGTAAGGGCTTCTAATTTTTCGTCTTGTGTCATTGGTCGTAAATGTTAAGACGGCCCCGGAACTATGTAGCGGGGCCGTCCGGGTTGGTGGTTGTGAGTCGTCTTCTTAGCTCCCGGCGGGCGGGTTGACGTAGCCGACGTAAAGTTTTTTAAGGCCTGACGTGTTCGGCTTCATCACGGTGGCGGTTACTTCAAGAAGAAGCAGGCCCTTCTTGGAAAATTCGCCGTTGAACTTCGCCTTAATCTTGGCGCGGGGAACCTGGAACTTCAAGCCCTTGCGCGGAAGAATGATAAGCGATTCTTCGACGGTTGCCGCTACGTCGGGGTACGCCCAAATATTCGTAGCGATTTCGCCGCCGAAAAGTCGTTTAAGGGTGGTTAGGTCGGGGTTCATGACCGAAAAAGTGAAGGTAGTTTTACCGGCCTTTTCGATAGTTTCGATGGGGTCGTCTTCTTCCTCGGCGTAAAACTCCGTTTCCTCTCCGTCTTCCTGCGACATCTTGGCGGTGTCTTGATAGGTAAGTCCGTAGGGGGTATAGCCCGTTTCGGTAAAGTTCGCCGTGGTCGGCTCGCCCTGCTTACCTAAAATTTTGGATAGTCCTAATGTTACTACCATAGGGTTTCGGGGTTATTGGGTTAATGTATATTCCAGCTTATTCTCAAATTGCGGTGGTGCTGCTTTACCTCAATTTCTTTTATTGTCGTGTCGCTCTCTATCCAATATTCTAAGTCGTCCACGTTCTGCGCGTCTAAGTGTGCAAACAGGGCGTCGCCAATCATGCGTAAGCGTTCCCGGTCGGCTTTGCGCTGTTCCCGTCCGTGTATCTTTACCTTCTTGTCGGGGGCGAAGATATTTACGTTTGAGGTGCCTGTCTGCGGTTTTTCGCCTGTTACGGTTATAGTGTTTATTACTATGTCCTCGGCTTCGCTGTCGTCCGGGCGTTCGCCCTGCACGAATACGCCCCCGGAAATTTTGACCTTCCCGGAAGTAACGGCGTCCTTGACTATCTTGTAGAGGATGTCGTCGGTGTCTATGCTGCTGCAATGCTTCACTACTTAAAGGCGTTTTGAACGTTTGTTACTAAGTCGGCTAACTCTTTGGCTATTTGTTTTTCGGCATACTTCTCGGCGGAAGTCAGGACGTCGCGGCCTTTGCTCTCGACGTGAACGGCGTAGTTCATACCCGCTACCACGACTAAGGCGTAGCCGTCGGTCTGACGGCTTCCAACTTGAAGGGCTAAACGCTGCCCTTCGTTAACTCCCGCGTGGCCGCCCTTGACTGCTCCGAAGGAAACATTTACGGGCTTGCCGTCCTTGACGACGACGTAGCCAATAGACGAGCGTAGGTTTCCCGTTTGGTCGTGAAAACCGCGCTCCGGGGGTATCAGCTTCGCTAACTTTACGGCTTCTTCCCCTACGCGGCAAAGGCTTTCTATTATCTGCCTTTCCACTTCGGCGAGGAACGCCTTAAAGGTTTCGTCTATGCTGCCCTTGAAGTTTGCCGTTATACCCATAGCCTACAATGAAGTCGCCCGTTATCGAATTTCAAGCACTCGCCAATAACTCTAACTATGCCTTCCGTTTGGGCTTCCTGTAACTTGGCGTCTGTAAGCTCGTCCGGCGTTAATTCGCGGTCTGCCGCCGCTACCTCTACGCCTACCGTTACGCGGGGCGTTCCCGCCGGAAGTTGTATAAGGGAAGCGAAGGTTATAAACCGGCCGTTCGCCGCCTGTATCTGTGTGCCTTTGCCGTTCGTTTCCTCCCGGCATGAAGCCCACAATTTCCACGCCGCGCCCGTAGTCTGCCAACTTCCGTTAGCGTCCTGCGTCGCTTCCGCGTCGCTTTGGCGGACGTAAAGGAAGTGAGGGTATTGGTGGTTTATAATCTCTTGAATTGCTACCATAGTCGGCTTCGGTTTCTTACCTTCGGCGCGTTGGCGGGGGTTAGCCCTATTTCGCCGCAGGTCTGGTTATACCAAAACTTTATAGCTTCCCAATTCCACGTTACAGAATAGCCGCCTTCGCTGACATTCGCCAACGGAATAATAGAGCCGAACTCTTTGCAAAGGGCGGTTTTCGCTACCCTTACGTCTACGTCGGCGTCCGGGTCGGGAATTATCCCGGCTTGGTTGGCTAATATCAGTTCCGCGTCGGCGTTGCTAATGCCGAAGCGGGCTACGGTGCGGTTAAGCCATTCTTTGTAGGTCATATTCGGAAGGTTTTAGCCGGGAAGCCCAACGGAAGCCCCGGAATACTCCCCGGCTGTTAGGGTTAGTGGTTCCACGTATTCGCGTCGGTAGACATAAGCCAACTATCGGATGAAGTTTCCCACGCGGGGAAGGCGTTAGCAATACCCATCGTCACTTCTTCAAGTGGTTCCTCGTTGGCGAACTTCTTAATAAGTGTGTGGCCGTTGAGGGTCTTGAGGGCTACCGAACCCTTTACGTTAAGGTCGGCGGGACGTTTCCAGAAGGTATGGCCCAAAACCTTGCTTGCGCTGAACATTACCACGTCGTTAACGAAGGGGTTGCCACTGAACGGGCGGCTTCCGTCGCCTAATTCGATGGTTATGTCTTGGTCAATGACAATGATTTGAAGCCCGTAAAGGTAGGAAAGTCCACGAAGGGCGGTGTTTGCCTGTTCGAGGCTCGGTGTCTGCTGAACGCCGAGCGCGTTGGCGGCGAAGGAAGCACACGTTTTCTGCACTTCTTCGGTTTCCGTGAAGGTGGCGAATGTTTCCGTAGACATAAAGGCGTACTTCAACGTAACGCCCTTCTTCTTGGCGGCTTTTACAACAGCCTTGAAGTCCTTTGTAATAGGACGGGCGGCGGTGGAATTAGCCCACGAAGCGGAACCGGTTTGGAAGCCTACCTTTTGTTCTTCGGGGATAAGGTAGTCTACATCGTATTCGGTAAGTACCGAAGTGTTGTTTTCGTTGGTAAGCGTAATTTTGCCGAGTGAAATGGACTGCAACGCTATCCACTCCAAACGGGCGGCTACGCCGTCCCAACAAAATTTAGTGTCTTCGGCCCACGCTTCCACAAGTGCGCGAAGGTCGGGGTTCTTCGACGTGCGGGTTATCATAAGTTCGTAGTCGTCGAGTTCTTCCTCGTTCTTTGTGCGCTTAATGGCAATTTTGGGGATGTCGCCCTGAATACGGGCTATTGCCTCGCGGGTCTTTTTGTCAATGGTTGCGCCACGGGCTACGAGGTCGGCGGCAATTTTAAGCCCTATTCGCGTTTCCAACGCCTTCCACGTTAGGGAGTAGTTCTCCTTCAACGGGAAAAGTGTAGGATAGTAGAAGGGTTTAAGGTCGTAGGTCTTGACTACGCCCGCCATATCCTGTTCGTTAAGCCCCTGCATTAAAGTAGGTATCATAACTTATTGTTGTGGCTTGTTGGTTAGATGAATTTAATTGTAGGAAGGGCGGCTTTAATCGCGTCGCTAATCGGGGGGCAAAGCGCGGTTTTGAACTGCCCGAAGGTTACGGCCGGGACGGGGGTGTTAGTAAGTGCTTCCACCGGGTAAGAGTCGCCGACGCAAGCGAAGGGGGCGTATTTGAACGCCGAAACGGTTGCGCTTTCTTCTTTAGCCTGTGTAAGCACTCCACCGACGGGAATAGCCGCGCCGAGGGTTGTTCCTACGGTTACGGTGTCGTGGGTCTTGGCGGTGGTGTCAATGGCTGTAATAGCGTAAGACTTCGCGCCCGTCTTGAACATCACGAAGTCGCCTACTTTGAAGTGGTGCCCCTTGGCTACCTTGTAGGCGGTGGCGGTGCTTGTGGCGGCTTCCGTTACTTCTGCCGTCTTGACGAGGTGGTAAATCCCCGCTTCGTCGGGGGAAATAACGGAACCTTCACGAAGGGGAACGCCGGGGATAAGGTCGGCGACGCTAACGGTTACACCGTTGGGAACGTCGGCGAGGTTGTGCGTACAGGCGTGGGCGGTTCGCTCGTCCTGTTTGCGTTGGTATCGCATAAATCCCATTTTCGTTGTCGGTTTAGGGGGTTGTTAAATTTCCTTCCCTGTAAGGGTCGGGTTGTTGTCACTCTGCGAAGCGATGTAGTCTGCTACGCCTTGGCTAATACCTTCTTTAGTCACGGCTCCAAAGAGGGGCTTATCGTGGCCTTGCAGTCCTTTGTCGCTTTGCTCCTGTGCTATGCCGTCGAGGTCGGCCTGCACTTCGTTTAAGTACCCGTTAAAGTCTTCGTCGTCCTTGAAGGTGGGGGCTACGCGGTCGAAGCTGCGCAGCATCATTTCGCGCTGCTTGCCCTCAATCTTGGCGGCTTCCAACTTCGCTACAAATTGTTCGCGGCGGGTAGCTGTGGTTTTCTCGGCGCGTAGGCTGTCGTAGCCTTCGCGTATTGCCTTGTTTTCCTCGCGGATAATTTCGCGTATCTGCTCGGCTGTCAATGCTCCCGCCGGGGCTGGTGGTGTCTGCTGTCCGGGCTGAGGTTCGCCGCCGGGCTGTTCCTTCTCCTTGAAGTCGTACTTACGTCTAAGGCCTTCTTCGTGGGTTTTGTTGGCTTTGGCTATCTCCGCGTCGGTTCGGCTTCGGTAGTCCTTAACGAATTTGCTAACCTTGTCGGCGGTAAGATTACCTACGACTTCGGTCGCTTCTTCAATGGTCGCGGCGTTTAAGCCTATGAAGGCCGCAAGCTGCGTTAAACCGTCTTTTCGCTCGCCTGCAAATTTTTCTTGCAGTAGTGCTAAAATTGCTAATGTTAATTCGTCCATAAAATTTGTAGTGGGGGTTACTTAAACATAGCGCAAAGTTAGCGTATTACCTTAATACAAGTTTAAGTAAGTGGCGGCAAACACTTCGCCGAAACTTCCAACGCTCGGCGGCGGTTGCCGTACACTTTGTTAGCCTTTTATATGCGGAATGTGAATTATTTGCAGTAACTTTGCGGTGTTGCCGGGGAAAAATCCGGCGACTTATCGAAGAAGCGATAGGTTCTTAGTATTTGAAAATCGCCAAATTAACAAATTACGAAGAATGAACCTAAGCGCGCTTCATCGGTATATCCCTACCACGATATACCGATGAAGCGCGGCTATACGGTTTGTTTTCGTAAGGCGTTTGGCGATGCCGCAAATACTCAAACCTATATAGTCCGCGCTTTTTTCGTGTGTATAACCCGGCTACTTCGGGCGGTGGCTACAAAGTTACTAATTTTATGAAGAAGTTACTTTTATTGCTCTGCCTTTTGTTTCCGGTGCTGGGTTTGGCACAGGAGCGCGGAACGCTTGACTACCTCGACGCTCGCCCCTTCTTTGGGGAAATAGTGTTAGGCGATTCCATCACTAAGAACCTGCGTAAGCTGCACCTATTGGAAGAAAAAGCCGAAAAGGGCGGCTTCCGTTGTGAAGTTACCGAAAAAGGAAAGGAATGTTATAAAATCGGGGGGCATTCTCCATTGGCTATCTATGTAGACGTTGTGGACTACAAGATTAAAAATATATTGGTCTACTTCCTTATTGGGAACGGCGAAGAATTGGACGTTGTAAAGGCCTTAATGGAGGACTTTGGCGAATGGGCGCAAAATGACAATGGCTTTAATTGGTATGGTAAAAAGGTAAATGTTCTGTCGCATTACTCCGACGACTTGCGAACATTCTACGTTTTCTTTAACTATGCTACACAGCCTTAATATGGAAGTCGTTTTATTGTGGGTTGCCGGGGTTCTTATTGGCGGCTCGTTCCTGTTTATTGTGGTCGCCCTGCTGACGAAGCCCCGCCGTATGAAGAAGAAGGCACAACGGGAAGCCGAAGCGCGGGCGAAGGAATTAGCCGACATCTACGGGCGTGTCGCTTGCACCCGCGTAAGATTGGGCGGTCTTGAACGGGCTACGCGAATACTTGAAGAAGCCCGGAAGAAGGACGACGTACCAAAGTAATACGTTTGAGTATTTTTTGCTATTGACTTTTTCGGTTGGTAACAATTAGTTACGTCCGTTCCACGTTATACGCTTACGGCTGTAACTCCGTGGGTATCGTATTCCCGTCAGGCGGTCGGGTCTGATTTGGAAGCCCCGCGTTATTGTGCTAACTTTGTGGCGAATAAACAACACTTTGCCACAATGGAAGAAAAACAATTAACCCCCGCCGAAGCGTTCTTTATGAAGAAGGCGGAATTTGAACACAACATAACGGAAGCCGTTAAGAACTTCGCCGGGTCGTATGCCACGGACGTAAAAATAGCGGTTGCCGTTGAAGTACAGCCCGCCCTTGCTAATTCCGGCGACGTCGTGGACTGTCGTATTAAAGGAGTTGAAATTGAAGCCAAATATAAACAAAATGCCTAAGCCCTTAGCCCCCGCCTTCCAACCGCTACCGTTCCCGTATTCCCCGGTACTCCGGGACGCAATGGCGGAAGTTTCCCGTTCCGTCGAGCCTATGCTTGACGACTTGGTAGCGCGCTACGCTCCCACCAATGAAGGGCGCGTTACTATTGCCCTGTGCGACGTTAAGAACTCCCACGGACGCGCCCGGCGTGATGCACTACGTAGACTTGACCGGGTTGTTACTGAACTATTCCCACCCGTCGAAGGTGCGCCGCTTCCTTCCGAGGAACTGAACGGGAAGCCGGACGTTTTAGCCGGGGCCGCCTGTATCGGCTACGACTTCCACCCCGAAAGCAATACCTTCGGAATAGGTTTTATTCCTTCGGGCTATGCTCCGTTTAACTCCAAATAACAAAGGCTATGAAAATACCGCGTATCAATACCACGAAGGGCAAACAGCCTGTTACCGTCGTTCCCGATAACGTCCTTGTCGAAGGCTTCCTTAATTCCGACGCCCCGGCGGAATATATAGACGTCGTGCGGCTTCTTGAATATGCCGAACCGGACGCCGAAAAGAACGGGGCTATTCTCCGGCAATGCTTGGAAGGTAAAGCCCGGCTTCTTCCTGTATATCCCGGCGTAGGAGAAAAAGAACCCACGGGCGCGAAGCTCGTAGGTTCTATTATGGACGGCGGCTTATACCTCGTTCCTATTCGTTAGGGTGTCTTAAACGACTTCGCTAACGCTACCATTTCCGCGTATTCGGTTGGCATCAACAACTGGAATACGCGGTTTCCTATAAATGCATTTTCAAAGGCGTGGGCTAAATATTCGTGTTGTTTCATGCCGTAACTCTTGAAGTAACTAACGGAATGACCCCAGCCTACGTCGTCGCGGTTTACCAAACTTCGCAACGTGTCCATAAGTCCGCCGAACTGCTCCAACGCATCCGGCTTTGAAATGCCGTAACGCTTAAATATCGGGTCGTCTTTGTCCTTAGTCCGTATTCGCTCGTAAATGTTTTTTATCTTAGCCGACAGCGTTATTATACGCATTTGGTTTACTTCGTGCTTGACCTTCTGAACCTCGTACTTCCCCGTTTTATAGTTCCATACCCTTTCCGTCGTGTAATAGGTCGTCTTTTCGCGGGTGCGTAGCCGCTTGGTCTGTGCGTCGCGGAGGTCTGTAACTTCCTTCGCAAACAATAAATTCCGTTGGTCGGCTATGGCGTGGCCGAACTCATGGTAAATAACGGATACGCGGTGCCACGGCGAAACTTCGTTACGTCCTTTCGTATAGACTACGACTAAGTTGCCGCCACTTTCGTAACTGCGCCCGGTGCTGTTGTGTATCTCTAACTTAACCTTCCGTTTGAGAAGGTCGAAGAAGTCCTTACTAAATTCGTGGTCGGCGTCGCCTAAATATGCCTTACCCTTTTCCAACTCGGCGGGCATATTCGCGGAATAGCTGCCCTTCTTGGCTTTTGCGGCTGCTAACTTGGCGGGTAGCGACGCGAAGAAGGCTTTAAGGCGGCTAATGCAGTCGCCGTAGTAGTTGTTAGTCTTTACGTCGTTGGCGTTAAGGGCGGCTTCTATTTCCTTCACTATGTCCGGGAAGCCTACCGCCTTGTCTGCGAAGTCTTCCACCTCGTTACGGGCGGCCATCCATTGTTGTAGCCTATTGATGCGTTCCGTGTGTAAGCGTTGCAATTCGGCGCGAAGTCCGGCGCGGTCGCCGGCCGTCCTCAATGGATCCAACCCCGAAACGTCTAAGCCGAACGTATAGGCCCACGCTTTATAATGGGCTATCTCGCTGTCGAACTCCGTACAGGGTTCGGACGGCTTTGCCGTGGTGCCTGGCATTTGTGTCTTCTGCGGAATAGCCGGAAGAAGGCCGCCGGAAATAACGCCGTTCTTGAAGTTGTCGCGTATGTAATACGGCATCGACTTCCACCCCTTAGCGCGGTCGGCTATCGTTTCAATATGGGAACGGAAGGCGGCGGGTACGTCGCGGACGGTGCGACGGGAAGGAAGGCTTTTATAGGTCTGACCCCGAACTATGGCTTTTAATCGGTTCGCCCTCTCTTTGTTGAACTCGTCGTAGTCGGACATAATAGGCACTACGACGCAACGGCATTGCGGGTGCCAACCGAGGAACTTGAAAGTTTTGGGGTAGTCGCCCGCCAACTCGTCGCAAATGTCGGTTAACGGTACGGTCTTCCCCTTGCTGTCCTTCGTGGTGTGGTTGTTGCTCAACATCACGCGGAAGCCTACGACGAAATCTAATTGTTGCCATCGTAAGTATTCGGCTTCCCTGTACGCCATATTTACTTCCGTCCGAGCCAAACGCTCGGCGTTTTTGGCTGCACTCCTGTAAACGCCTTGGCCGGGGTGGTACATCTTCGCCGCCTTACTAAGCCGAAGGTTTCCGCCCTTGTCACGGACGCGCCTAAATAGTTTGTCCGGCTGTTGTAGGTATTGGCGAAGGTCGCGGGAGAGCTGCTGTGCGCTGCGCCCTTCTCCTACTGCTACGTCTATACCCAATTCTAACGCCGTCTTAAATTCTTCCGTGTACTTCCATACGCGCTGACTAAGCCCCAAACCTCCGGCTTTACGCTGTTGGAAGGCTTGTAAGGCTTCGAGGTTACGGGCTTGGTACTTCTCCGCTTCTTCCGGGGTTAGCCGGGACGTGCGAAGTATGGAACCTAAGAAGGCATCGCTTTTGTCGCAGGCCGCTTGCCACTCCGTCCGCGTCCCGGTAGTTATAACGGCTTCTACCTTCTTCGTAAGTCGGGAAAGTATGCCTTCGGCTTGGCGACGTGTAGCCGGGAAGTCGTCGAAACTAAAAACGCCGTCTTCGGGTATGGTTATACGTCCGGCGGCGCGGGCTATCTCGTCGCAAGCGGTGTTATATAGCCGTTCCACTTGGCGGGCGTACTGCCGCGTCTTGGCGTAGTGCCGGGCATCAAAGCCACGAAGTCGGACTATAAGGCGGTTTTCGGTATAATCGGGCATAAAGTTATTTTTTCGGAATTTCGCGTTTAAGCGCGTTCCGCTTCCGAGGTGGGTACTTTATCCATTCGGAAGGAAACGCGGCCTATACGCGGCTTAAAACGGCTTCTTTTGGTTTGTATTCTCCATAAATAGAGCGTATTACGGAATTTTAGGCGGGTTCGTAGGCTTAAAGGGTCGGTTCGCCTTCCGTCCATGCGTTGGCCCGGTCTTCTTCCGTTTGTATTTCGGCCTGTTCTACGTCCGGGTCTTCCGCCCAACCTAAACGGCGTATAGTCGTCTTTTGGCTTGCTATCGGCTTGCCGCCGTTGGCACCTTGGAGCATATTTATTTTCGCCTGTTCGTCCTCAATAATGTACGGCGTTATCCGGGGCGAAACAATAAGACGACGGGCGGCGGCTTTGTTCTTGACGTTAGCCGCTCCGAGGTAGGCTAACACGATGTTTGCTCGTCGGGTTAAGTAGTCGTCGAATATTTCCATTTTGTCCTGTACCTTTAAGTGTGCGTCCATAAATAGAAGTTGAAGGGCTACGCCGCTAACCGCGCCTATTCCCTTTACGCTATCAAAGGAAATATCGGGCGTTTGGGTAATGGTGTAAATCATTCGTAGAAGCGTGTCTATTTCCAACCTTACGCTTTCCGGGGCCTGCGCCCATGATAGGTAGGTTGCTTTCGCGCCTTCCTCGCCTTCGATTATCGCTCCGGCTTCTCCCTTCCTTGCGAAGCCCAATATTTTGCCTTCTACAAAGATTTTCGGGCTTGCGTGGTAGTCGTTGGTATCGGCGAAGTTGGAAAGTAACTTTTCCAAACGGTCGATAAGGCTCTGCACGTCTTCCCACTCTACGGCGGGTTGACTTCCGTACACTATGGGGATTTTGCCGATGGTTAGCTGCTTGGGGTAGCCTTCGACTAACTCCCAGTTCTTGGCTTCCGTCCCGGTCGGGCCTTCCGCTGTCCATATATAGTGCGCGTCCTTCGTGTAGGTTTCAAAGTAGGTGCGCGTAGTCAGGTCGTCTGCCTTCTTCGTGAACTCACGGGAAAAGGCTATTAAGTCGCGGTTGTCATCGAAGTATGGGTAAAGTTTATCCCCAAAGGCCGGACTAAACAGGGCTACGCGAAACTTCGTTTTTGTCGGGAAGCCGTAGAGGTCGTGCGTTTCCTCGGTTTCTACCGGGTACCAATATTCGGCTACCTCGGTAGAATTGAAAATACTACGGGCTACGCGGCGGTTAAGGGTTCTTTCCTTGACTTCGTGGAATACACGTTTAAGCGCGGCAAGTACCGCTTTTTCCTCGTCGCCTTGCGGGTCTGCATCGTAGGCGGGCGGGTTGCCGAAGGTAAAGGCTACGGCGCGTTTCACTATCAACTTTTGAAGGGCTAACGCTATGCGGGCTACGGGTTCAATTCTAAACCCCTGTTCCGTGGTAAGCTCGGCGTTTACGTTTATGTTCTTGACTTGCCCGTATTCCTCGCTATCCTTGTCAATTACTACAAGTTTGTCCGGGCGTTTGCGCGGGTCGTTGATGTCGTGCTTTGCAGGGTCGTACTGCGCGGCGTACTGCTCCGAATTGGGAAGGGTTGTAATTCGCCCGTTTCTCAACTCGTTTATAGCTGCGGGGTAGTCGCCCGCTTTTAGTAGTTCGTCAATAGGTGGCATAGTCTATTGGGGTTTATGGGGGTTAGAAAATTTGTTTTAATCTTGAAATACTTTGCTTACCGTCGGGGCGTTTCTCCACCGTTCCCGTTAGAGCGTCCGGCGCGTCGTCGTGGGTGTTTCGTCCCTGCTTCTTGTATTGGGTTATAGCCTTGTGGAACTTCGGCCATAAGTGCGCCCACTCCTTCGGGAAGTGCGTAAGGTTCTGCACCTCGTTTGAATGGCTGAATATTCGTATATCCTTGTTTTCTCCTTGGTGGAACCAGCGTACAACGGTGCGGCGGTTTCCCAATATCCGGCAGTTTTCTTCTACCTTCCGGGCGAAGCCGCGCCCGCCGTTGTTGCTCTCTATTATCGCTTCCTCTACTTCCCACTTCGTAAGGATCCGCGCCGTTTCCGGCTCGGTCGTTTCCATTGCGGCCTGGGTATAGTACACGTCTAAAATGAAGTTGCCTATTTCCGTTTCGACGTAGACAATACAGCAAAGGAAGTCTTCGCCCGTGTCAGCGGTATCGACGTAGGCTTTTACTTTGTGCTTCTTGGTTACGGGCAATACTTCGTAGGTCTTAAACTCGCGTTCGTACATAAGCCCCGTTATCGGTCGGGGGTTCTGCATATACTGCGTTTCAAACACCCACCCGCTTTTTTCTTCCAATTCGTGAAGTTCGGCTAACGTGTGTTTGAACTCCCACAGCGGCCGCTCCTTGCCGTCGTCGTCAATCTCAATAACGGGAAGGCTCAATACTACCCATTCGTCCGGCTCCAACTTCTGCAAGTAGCCGCAAAGGTCGTCTTCGTCCAAACGCTGCATAATTATAATTATCGGCGTTTTTCGGCTGTTAACGCGGTTTCGTATGGTGGTTTCAAACTTTTGGTTTACCTTCTCGCGTATTTGTTCGCTTCGTGCGTCGTCCGGCTTAATAGGGTCGTCGATGACTATCGCGCCGCCGAACTCGTCCCCTTCGGAAGTAATGGCGGCTACCTCGTCGCCTAATTCCTCGTCTTCGTCCTTATCCACCAAACCCGCGCCGAAGCCTGTTACCTGTCCGGCTGATGAAACGGCGTAAAGTCCGCCCCCGGCTTTTGTAAACCATTTGCGGGTGTTTACGCTCGTCGGCATAGCGTCCGGGAACAATCGCCTATAACTCGGTTCGCGCAGAATTTCCTGTACTCCCCGGCTGTTGTCGCGGGCTAAGTCGTCCGAATAACTGAGGTGTATAAACTTCGCCTTCGGGTTAATGGCGAAGCCTTCCGCGATGAAGTTCTTAACCGCTAATTCGGTCTTGCCGTAGCGTGGTGCGATGTTTATTATAAGCCGGGTTATCTCGCCTTTTAATACCTTGTCTAAGGCTTCGGCTATCCTTTCGTGATGTTTGCCTACGACGAACTTACGCTTATACTTTTCTTTGAAAAAGAAGCGTGTAAAGTTTAGCGTTCCTTGGCGGATCCACGTCTTTATTACGTCTATGTCGCGGCAGAAGGACATTAGTATTTTTCGTTTAGGGTTTTGAATAGTTCGGCGGCTTCTTCCTTCGTAAGCGTCCGGGCCGGTATCAAGTCGCCGCCGTCCTTTCCTGTAAGTTCCATTCGCTGTGTGGGCTTGCCGTACTGCCTTTCGCGCAGCTTGTCTAACGTCGTGGTCTTGCCGTTCTTCATGTCGCTAAGTATGGCCCGCGCTAATCCTTTGGGGTATATCGGGGCTTCCTCCCACTTTACAAGTAGTTGAAGGTCGGCGAAGGTAAAGGAAAGTATAGCGGCTTCCCATTCGTTAATCTCCACGGCGGAAAGGCTGTAAAACTTCTTCGCCTTCGCCTTGCTCCCGAATATCTTTACAAGCTGTTCGGGTACGCGGCTTTTGGGGCGGCCTTTGGGGTTGCCACTCTGTCCGGGTTTGAACTGATGCGGGGTTATGTTTTCGGGGTTTGGCATATCGCTGTTTTTTTGTCGTTTTGTCGCTGTTCCTTATTCGGCTTCCTCGTCCGGGGCGAAGTTTCCTAATAGTTCCGCTTTGTCGCCCGTGTATTCTTCCCACCGCTTTATTATCACGTCTATATAGGCGGGGTCTAATTCCACGGTATAACAGGAGCGGGCCAACTGCTCGGCCGCCATAAGGGTGCTTCCGCTTCCGCCGAATAGGTCTAACACTACTTCGCCGGGGCGTGTGCTGTTCTTAATGGCGCGTCCCATAAGTTTTATAGGCTTCATCGTGGGGTGGTCGGCGGAACGTAGCGGCTTATCCTCGTGTATTGTCGTGGTCGGGGTGGCTTCGCCCAATAGCGAACGAAGAAGGGCTTTTAACTCGTCCTTCGTCATTGCGTCTATGTCCGGGGCTTCGTCCTCGGTTACGGTCAATAGGTCGCGGCGGTTTACGAAGAAGTGCGACGCGCCGGACTTCCAACCGTAAAGGCAGGGTTCGTGCTTCCATTGGTAGTCCTGTCGCCCTAATACCATGTTGTTTTTAACCCATATAAGTATCTGCTTCAACTCCCACCCCACGGACTTAACCGCCAATTTGAAGTTAAGCCCTTCCGTTCCGGCGTGCCAAATGTAGAACGCGCCCCCCTTCTTGAGGTAGCGGTTGGCGTTGTCGAAGGCGGCTTTAAGGAACTCTAAAAAGGCTTCGTCGCCCATCTTGTCGTTGGCGATGTCCTTTTGTACCCGGTTCCCCTTGTCGGCGGCGTTTAGGGCTTCGTTCTTGCTTGAATAGTCCACGTTATAGGGCGGGTCGGTTAAGAATAGGTCTACTTTGCCTTCGCCTATCAGGATATCCAATACTTCCGGCTTCGTGCTGTCGCCACAGATTAGGCGGTGGTTTCCCAATCGGTAGACATTGCCGTATTTCGCCTTCGGCTTGCTCGGTAAGTTCTCGCCTACGTTAAAGTCGTCTTCTTCCGCTTCTTCTTCGGCTTGCCCTGTGTCAATGTCGGGAAGTTCCACGGCCCAACGGTCGAGGTCGTCTATATCCCATTCGTTGGCTAAGTCGTTATAATCCCAATCGCCGAAGGCTACGTTATCCTTTATGACAATGGCGCGTAGTTTCTCCGGCGTGGTTTCCGGCGGTATTATTTTCGCTATTGTTTCCGTGTAGCCCAATTCTTTAAGGGCGCGGTAGCGCATATTTCCGCCTATAATGACGTTATGCCCGTCGTATTGGTATATAAGCACTTCCCGAAGTGCCAACATTTCGGGGTCGTCCTCTATCGACGCTTTCAACTTCCTAAATTTTACGTCGTCCTTCATTATTCGCGGGTTCTTCGGAACTCCGGGAATTTGCCCTTTGTTCAGTTCCAAATCCGACAACTTCAATACGACGCTTTGCACCAATGGCGCGAGGGCCTTGGCGGGGGTAGCTGCTCCTTCCTGTGTTTTCTTCTTTGCCATAGTTTCCGGGGGTTAAGGGTTAGAAGGGTGCCGGGCCGCTGTGTCCGCCGCCGAAGGGGTCAGCCCAATACGCCATAGACGCGCCGCGCATACTCGCTGCCGTCGAACTCTGAATAGCGGAACCGTTGCCGCCGCTTCCTGTGCTTCCGTTGTCTTCTGCCATTTTCGTGGGGTGTTAATCGTTAAACTTTTTCCGTATCAAGTCCGCCCATGCGTCTTTACCCCATACGGGCTTCCGTATGGTTTGGTAGCGTTCCAATATCCGGCTAAAAAATTCGTCATAGAAGTCGTAAAGTTCCGGGCTTTCCTCTATTGTGAATTGCTCAATACTGCCGGAACTGCGTAGGTTCGCCGAGCCGTGGGCTATTATCTTCTTCCCGCCTAATGTTTCAAACTGCGCCGTTTTGGTGTGGACGTTCGCCACGGCTAATTGTAGACGGTTGTCTATATCCAAATGGCGGTAAATGTAGGGTATTAAAGCCCGTATCTCCATGTTGTAGAAGTACGCGCTTATTATTAGGTTCAATTCGTCTATATAGCCGTGGGTTATAAGGTTGTGTAGGCTGTCTATGTTGTTTTGGTTCATCGACAGCGTGGAAATTGTCAACTTCTTACACTTGGCGTTATTCCTCACTATGAAGGCTTCTAAGAAGTCGCCGAAAATGAACGAGCCGTTAACTATCACGTCGTAGCGGCTTCCCTCGGTCATCTCTATATCACGCGCCAATTTTACGGCGTTGTCGTACATAACGAAGTCCGGCTTACGGGTGTAAACCTTCGGCTTTATGTAGCGTGTTTCTTCCCCTTCGTCGTCGCTTAGAACGTCAAAGAGGGAAGTATCTACGTCGGGAAGGTCGAAGTTACCTATATCCCCTATGTCGAAGTTAAAGCCGTCTTCGTCGGCCTGGATCTTTTTTCGTCTGCTCATTTCCTTTGTCGGTTTATGGAAAAGGGCGCGGTTTCGGTCGCCGCGCCCTTCCGCTTCGGCAGTGTCGCCGTTGCTTTCAGCTATATGGAATTTCGTAGAAGCCTATATTAACCACGCTATCCACGCCCAAACAATGCCTTCAACCACGAAATAAAGAAGAAGCCACGTTAAAGCCCCGGCGGTCGTCCATAGGAAGTCGGCAAGTTCCGGCGTTCCTTTCTTGGTTACGCGGTCGTAAACTTCCTTTGCCACTCCTACCAATATGGCTATACCCACGGCGAAAAGCACGGGTATAAAGTTGGTAAGAACTCCGGCAATAAGAAGCCCGGCGGCGTAGTGGAGTTTCTTGTCGTAGGCTATCCGCTTAATGAAGGCGGCGGCTTTTTCTATTGCTTGTTTGGGTGTCATACGCGGGCGGTTTATTATGCCGCAAAGTTAAAGGGTTTGCCGTATTAAATTGATACGACAAACCCTAAAACACTTCGCTAAAACTTCAAGTAGGCGGCTATACCGCGCCCAAATACTCGGTTACTTCTCGTTTGAAGTCGTCGAAGCTGCGGACTATAACGTACTTGTTACCGTTGGCTTCGGCGGCTTTCTGCCATTCCTTCTGCGTCCGTCGTTGTGTGCCTTCCTCAGTCTTGAACTCCACGCAAAGGGAAGCGTAGCCGCCCGAAGGCTTCAAGAGGATAGCGTCTGCAACTCCGGCGGTAACGCCTTCCGCCTTCAATATCCCGGCTTCCCGTTTATTGCGTCCGCCGCCGTTAGGGACGGCAAAGAATACCGGGCGAAGGTGCGGGTATTGTAGCCCAAACCAATAGAAGCAGTTCCGTTGTATGTGGCTTTCTATGTGCCGGGGCTTCGCCTTCTCTTTGGTGGCGTTGGCTCTCGCTACCAACTCGTCGAAGGTTAGGCGCGGCTTCTCCGTCCCGGCGGGGCGGACGGGTTCGTAGCACTCGCCTATAAACTCGTCGAAGCCGTACTTTCTTTCGGGCTGCGGTTCTGCCTTGTCTTTTTCCCGAAGGGCGGCGGCGCAGGACTTGCTGCAGCACTTTCCCCAACCTCTTGCGACGTTCCGGCTATCGGCTTGGAAGGGGCGGCCGCAATTCTCGCAAATTCTCGTTACATAGGCCATTGTTCTTCGGGCTTAAAGTGGAACTTCGGGGCTTTCTTCGGTATGGGTAAACCGTGAACGCTCGCTATGTAGCGGTAGTTATCGAATACTATACCCTTGAGCCATTTCTTTTCCTTACGGGGAAGGCGTAGGGTTGGCCCGGTATGGACGAGCCGGATGGTGGCGTGGCTGAAACTGAAATTTTCGCCTAATGTCGTTTGCATGGTTGTTGTCTTTACTTGGTTCTTAACTATCGGGAAATAACGAGCCTTGTAGACGGTCGGCGGCGGCTTTCGCCCGTTCCGCTTCTATCTGCTGCACTCGCTTTATTTCCTTGTCTATCTCGGCTTCTATCGCCTTCGACTTTCGTAGAGTGTCCGGCAAACGTGTACGGAAGTATTCGCGTTGTGCTTGCCGAAGCTCTACTACTTTGTCGAAGAATTGTTTAGGGTTCATAACTGCGAAAAGAGGTTAAGTTGTATTCCTTTCTTTGCTGTCCGGGCGTAAATCGGGCAATTTTCGCGGTAATGGCACGCGCCTAACTTGGCTTCTTCAAACCTTTGCGCCCAAAGTTCCGCGTAGGCTTCTGTTCCGGGTTCCGCTTCGCCACTAAGGAAGGTTACTAACTTCATACAGAAAAAGCCGCGTTCTTTCGTGCTTTCGCCGTTAATCTCTACTAAACCGGTTCCGTTCATCTTAGTAGGGCATATTTTCGTTGCCGGGGCCTGGGTATGGTTCGCCGGGGTAGCCGCTTCCGTATGCTCCACCGCCGTAGCCTTGTGCGCCGTACTGCTGTCCGGGTTGGGTCTGCTGTTGGTTCTGCCCGTCCTGTCGGCTTCCGAGCAGCTCCAACTCGGTAACGGTGCAATTAAGCCCCGCTTCTACGCCGTTCCGTCCTGTGTACGGTTTGGCGGTAAGGTTGCCCCGGCAGAATACCTGCGTTCCCTTCTTGAGGTATTGAACTACCGCGCCGTCGCCCGGTTTAAGACAACTTACCCACGTCGTCCGGGTTACGGTTGTACCCTGTGCGTCCTTGTAACGCTCGGAAGTAGCCACGTTGAAGGCTATAAACGGTTTCCCGTTGAAGTTCTTGATTTCCGCGTCGGATCCTATGTGTCCGACAAATTCCGCTTTTAACATAGTTGCTTGTTTTTGTTGGGGGTTATGGTTATTTCGTTTTCTTCGGTATGAAGCCGACGTAAAGGCTTGCTTCGTAGTCTACCAATCCACCCGGAACGGGGTGTATGTCGGCGCGGTGGCGTATATAGCCGAAGTCCTTTATTCGCCCTAAGACTTCTTCGGTTAGGTAGTCCCGGTAAAGTCTTACAACTTCTTCCGGCGGCATTTTGCCTTCCTGTACTAAGTGGCGAACTTGGCTTACCACTTTCGCCACTTTGTAGCCCGGCGGAAGTGTGGCGGGCGTTTCGGGATGAAGGGCGTAGGCCCAACGGCGCAAAAGCGCGGCTAATTTCTTTTTCATGCTGTTATTGGTTGAAGGGGTTAGTATTGTTGTTGTCTTTGTCTTTTAGTATGCCGACGTATAAAAAGCCGCCTATTTTAAGTTCCCCGGTTTCCGGGTTGCGTTGCTCGGTGTATTCTACTACGCCGTCTTCCCAAAGTCGGGCTACTATGGTGTGGGCTATGCGTTCTTTGTATTCCTCACGCAAACGCTTTACCGCGTCGGGGTAATAACCCCGTTGTTGTGCTTGGGCTGCTCGTCTTTCCTCGTCCGGGGAAATGGCGTAAACCGTACCTATACGGCGAACTTCGTAAGTTGCCAACCCGTTAAGTGAAGGAAGATATAGCCCATAGTCGGGTGTTGGGTAGTTTGTTTCCGGGCTTAACTTGGAAGCCCAACGGCGAAGGAACGCCGCGAATTTGTCTTTAAGGTTCATTGTTATTTTGTATATGGGTTGTCTATCTCTACTTTCCAACCTTCGCCGAAACGTGCGGCTACTATGGCTTTCGCCGTTTCCTCGGCTTCTTCGGCAGTGTTGAAAGCGTTTGTATTTTCGCCGACGGTATAGTCTTCCCAACGGCGCGGGTCTTTTACTTTGTCCTCTTTTGTTATCGGGCGCGCTACTTCTATTTCGTAGTTTCCGCCCCATATTGCTCGTTTATCACGGGGAAGGCTATTAAATTCTTCGCCTAAATATCCGTAAACTCCGGAAATTCTGCCGTCTTCGTTTTTGCAACAGCGTTTTATCCCGTCGGCGATTATTTTTTGCGTAGTAGTGTACAGCTTCCATGCAAAAGCCCCTGTATGAAGTAATTTCGATTCTTACCTTTCGGGGGTTGGGTATTCTTACGAATAATTCCGGGTGGCTCTCTAACTTGAAGTCGTCGCCAATGTTTACCGGGAAGAAGTCGGGGTATAATCCACGGTCATAGGACTGGTCATTTGCTTCCTGTAAGGTTAATAAGTTCATATCTTTTCGGTATTTATGAATTGGAAAATATGCTTAATTACGTCTACCGTCCAACCGTTACCGAGCATTCGGTATGCCTGGCTATCACTGCAAACCCATTCGTACCAATCGGGAATAGTTTGTAGGCGGCTGCACTCGGTGGGGGTAAGACGGCGTAGAACTGCGTCGGGTGTTAGAACTGCGGGCGCGTGTCCGGCGTGGGCTGAACACAAAGCAGGGGTTATGCCGTCGGCTGAATAGACGCGGTTTTGTTGGTATGGCTGCTTTCCGCCGCTCTCGGTGTCCGGGTTAAGTTGTATTACCTCGCGGCTTTGTACGATGTTGTTGGCTTCGTAGCGGCTTGAAGTAACCGTAGGGGCTTTGTCGCGGAATATGCCGCCCGCGTTGAAGCCGTGGGGAAGTTGGAGTATTAGGTTATCTTTTTGAACCGTTGTTAGCGTATTGGTTTTCCCGTCGGTTCGGGGTTCTAACTCGGTCATATTATGCCGGCTCTCCTGTACTTCTCCGGCTTCGTATTGGCGGCGTATAGCCTTGCAGTATTCGGTTCGGCGTGGTGTCAAACACGCGGATTCTATGTAAATTAAATTGTCCTTCTCCACGCTTGTAAGGCAGTTAGTCTTACCGTCCGGGCGAAGTTCCGGCGTTTGCTCGTTCCTTCCTGTTTCCGGGTTGAAACGCCCACGAACAGCCACGCAACGGGCGGCGCGTTCCCCTTGAAGTAATACTATATCGTCGTGGCAGCTCCCGCCTACGCGAAGGGTGTTGCTTTTTTCGTCTTCCGCCCTTGGGTGGAAGACGAAGCCGGTACCGGCTTCGGCTTGCCGTTGATGGTGTTCTATAAGTTTCTTTATTCGTTGGGAAGTAAGGACGTAGCGGGGTTCTACCTCGTCTTCCAAAATATCGCGTAGGTATATTCCCCGGTCTTCCGGCTGTGGAATTGCGGTAAATACCTTTGTGTCGAATAGGTTTGCTTCTTCGCGTGTCCGTATGTTAGTCCAATACAAGCGGACGCGGTTTTGTGCTGAAACTAAGGCGGAATTTATTACGACGGGTTCTAATCCTAATTGGTCGGTAATGACTTGTTCGCACTCCTTACGCATACGGACGTTTTCAAGTAGGAATAAAACGCCGGGGTTATACTCTTGTATCTCCCGAAGAATACGGACGTATTCAAAGAATAGGACGCTTCGGGGGTCGTTAAAATTTAACTGCTTTCCGGCGAAGCTGAACCCTTGACACGGCGAACCGCCTATAAGGAGGTCTATGTGGGGAAGGTCGGCGGCGCGTACTCCTGTAACACTGCCGAGCTGCACCGTGTCCGGGAAATTGTGCTGTGTCTGCTGTATGGCGAATTTGTCAATTTCGGAAGCAAAGTATTTGTTTACCTTAATCCCGGCTTCCCTTAACGCTATTTGCCCGCAGCTCATCCCGTCAAAAAGGGAAAGTACGTTTATTCCGTTGTTGCTCATTTCGTCTTATATTGATACGTCCAAAGGCGTAGTTAATTTATTACTCAATAGCGTAGCCACTTTTTCAGCGGCGGCGCGGAACTCTCGGTTATACTTGTATTCGTTATCGTATCGACGGAGGTAGTAGTGAATTGTCGAAGTGTCGTGTTTCGTTTCCTCGGCGATGTCCTGTGTCGAAACGCCGCGCTTCTTGCAATGGTGGGCGTATATCATTCGGGCGTAGACGTACCAACGCCCCCGGCTGTCGTTTACTATGTACTTGAAGGGAACAGCCATCGCTACAAGTATGGCGCGTTTAATATCCCGGTGCAACGGTCTACGTTCGTATTCCACCGTTAAACCTAAACCTTTGGCTATCTCCCGTTCTAATGTCGCCCCGTTGCTTAACTCCCAATTTGCAAGCATATAAATCGCGTCGCAGTCAAGCAATAAGCGAATATCCGCTTTCATTTGCTCTCTCCACGGTTCGGACGGATCCACGCCGTTGTTAAGGGGGTTAATCACGGCGTAGCCCTGTGCCGTTAGGCGCGTGGCGGCTGCGGTAAAATTCGCGGTGTATTCTTCCGGGGTTAATCCCGAAATTTGGCCGCTTATGTAAATTTTAGTTTGCTTCATGCGATTTGGGGTTTATTTTGCTTCTATGGCGTTTTATTGTCGTCAGCCCTTCAACTACCCACCCGAAGGGCGTAGCGCGAAAATTGGGGCGTTTCCGTGGCTCTGGCCTACTTTAACGGCGTTAGCCTATGCCTATAACTTTGGTTGTCAAATGGTAAATAATCAAACATTTCGGCGAAGCGGTCATTTATGCGGTCGCCGTACCTGTTTACTATGTCGTCTTCACTTTCAAGATTTGACGTTATCACGGTAAAGAGTTGGCGGTCGTAGCGTTGGTAAAGAAGTTCTACCATTGGGCTTACTTCGTTACCCCAAACCTTTACGCTTGTAGCTTCCGTTCCTACGTCGTCGATAAATAGCAGTTCGGTCCCTTTAAGGTCTGCTAATAGTTCGTTCCTTTCATCCCTTGCTAAATCCACCAATCGGGATGCGGGAATTTTTCGTACTTGCTTCCTTTCGTTGGAATAGTTGGAATAATAAAGCGTGTCTATTAGCTGCTTTATCGCGTCCGCTAAGGTCGTTTTTCCGTTCCCCGGTTTCCCAAAAAGGAACAAACCGGGCTTTTCGCTTTTGCCGACGAGCCACTCTGCGGCCTTTCGTATGTGTTCGGCGGTGGCTGTGTCCTCGTTGAAGGTATGCCCGCGCCGCTCCACTTGGAAGCGATAACAATCGGTAAGCATTTCGGGTATTAGGTCTATATACCTATCCACCTTAAAGCGTCCCTTTGAAGCGTCGCGGAGTTTGCTCAGGTGCATTTTCCACCGTTGTAGAAACTGGGCGCGTTCCTGTTTGGGGTCTTGAGATTGTTGGTTGTCCATAACTGCTTGGTTTTTGTTTTTGTAAATATCTATCGACTACCCATGAACGAATGGCGGCGGCATCGCTTTTATAGCGTTTCCCGTTGGCTTCTTTGTAGTCGTTAAGAATTTGGATTAATTCGCGGGTTGTGTCTTCTCCGTATTGCTCGACAAAGGCGTTATATTCTTCCTGTGTCAGTTGTACGCTCGACGCGAAGGCTATTTTTTCTTTTTTCTTTTTTTCGGTTGTTTTTTCTTTTTCTATTTTTTCTTTATCTTCTACGTTAGTAGAAGTTAATATAGATTTAGATATAGATATAGATATGCTTTGTTTTGGGTTGTTTTCTTCGACGGTTGAAACTTCTTCGGTTGTTATTCCTTCGGCTTCGGTTGTTTTGGGTTGTTTTGGGTTGTTTTGGGTTGTTTCTTTTCCGTTTTCGGTTGTTTTTTTTCGTGCGTTTTGGTTTCCTTTTGGAGCCCCGCCTTTCCTTCCGTTTGCTTGGTTACGTTCCAATCTTGCCGCATTCATATCAAACCGGGACTTAAACGCCAAAAAGAACCCTTTCGCTATCGGGTCAGCGTCTTCGTCGGGTTCTTGGTCGTCGAAGGCGTAGGCGAATAGCAACCGCATTACTTCTTTACAAAGTTCCGGGGGCAAAGTGAGCAACGTGTCGCGTATGTCACGGTATATAATTATGCTGTCTTGGCTCATAGTGGTTGTTTTAATGGGGCGCGTTCTCCGGGTATGGCTAACGCGCCCCGGTTTATTAGTCGGTCGTTGTTGTTATCTTCTCCACCTCCTTATAGGCGACGCAGAAGGCGTAAGGAATAATCGCGTTCAAGTTGAAGGGCGAAGCCGAAGTAAGCGAAATTTCAAAGGTTCGGGCTTCCCGTCCTTCTTCTTCCGCCCGCTTCTTCATAGTGGTGTTAATCCATGCTGTAATTACTGCCTTCGCGGTGTCGATGTCGCGTGTCTTAACAATGAAGTCGTAACTACTTGGGCGCGGTTCTTCTTCGTCGCCTTCGGTCGGAACTGCGGTTATGTCGGCTTCAATGCGGTAATACTTCGTATCTTCGCGTTGTTCCTCTCCGTCCGGGGTTTCCTCTCCGGCTTCGTTGCCGCCTTCCACTTCCTCGACGGCGCGGCGGAAGCGGTCGTTTAGTATTATGCAGCCGGGCATTAACTTGACGCTATCCACCGAAAAGGCGGAAGTAAAGTTAAGTTCTATGAAGTCCGTAACTACTTCAATAGCTGCCGTCGCGCTCTGCGCCTGTAAGATGAAACTTTTACGTTTGTTCCCTACCACGGCGGTAGCCTTGTAGGGGCGTAAAACGTAGTCCTTTGAGGGTTGGGCTAATCGGCGTTGGTTACTTACTTCCACGTCGGCAATATCGCCGCATTGAATGTGGAAGGCGATGCTTATCGCGGTATCTTCGTCTATGTACTTGCCCTTCTCAAAAATGATGTTGTTATGCTCCACCGTTATTATTTCCCCGGTGTCTTGGTCGGCAAAGTCTTCCTTCCACGTCTTGACGACGTGCGAAGCGAGAAACTTGCCAACCATCCGGCGTTGGTCGTCGGTGCGGTAGCGTATTTCGTCCTTCCGGGTTTCGGTTCTTTCCTGTGCTTCCATAACTTAGTCCTGTGCTACGTTGAAGTCTGCGGCGGGTTTGAAACTTACCACTTTCCGCGCCGGGACGTGGACGGGTTCGCCTGTGCTGATGTTTCGGGCGGTCTTGGCTTTTCGGTTCTTGTGTCCGAAGGTGCCGAAGCCCCGGAGGGTTACTTCCCCGCCACAATAAACCACGTCCTTAATTACGCCGAGGGTGGCTGTAATTATTTCTTCCACCACGGCGGCGGGTGTGCCGTGGGCTTCCGTTCCGTTGCAAGCTGCCGCAACTTTGGCGGCTAATTCTTTCTTTGTCATTTCGGGTATGGGGTTAGAATTTTTCTACTAAGATTTGGGCGTAAAGGTCGCGGAACGTGTCGCCCGCGTAGGCGGCGATGTCGCTGTCGTGGAAGCAAAGCCGGGAGCCGAAGAACGCATACGAATCCGAAGCCGCGTAGAACGTATACGCGTCCGCAAGCCCGGCAATCGCGCCGCAGGGTTTACCCTCTGCGTCCTTGCCCTTTCCGGGAAGAATACGGAACCAGGGGAAATACTTGTATTCGTTGGTATTGTTCCAATCCGGCCGCCAACCTTCGTTAAGGGCTTCGGTTATGGTTTCCAACTTACGGCGGGCTATCTCGTCGGGACGGAAGCCGCAGGCCTTAAATGCCTTTTCGTCCATTTCGGCTATGCCTAAGACTTCGCAAGCGTCGGCGTAGGTCTTCACGCGTTCGCGGATGTCGGTGTACTCCTGTTCCTCGGTATAGAAGTCGAATACGTTAGCGTCTTCGTCTTCGTTGATGATGTCCTTCACTTGGTCGCTTGCTTCTTCCACGCTGTCGAAGCGGGCCACGAACTCGGCGGATTCGCCGTACTTTCGGAAAAGTGCTATTTTCTTCATTTGGGGTTGTTTGTTAATGGGTTATTAAAATATTTCGGGTTTGTTTTCTTCGGGTCGGTTAGCGTCGTTGTAAAGGATCCGCCGTTGCCGGGCTATGGCTAACCGTACTTGTTTTATAGCGTCCTCGCGTCCTATAAGGCTTTGTTCGTAGTCCAATAACTCCGCTTCCGAAGTCGCTAAGAAGTAGCCGCCGGACGTGGCTATAAGGCCCGGTAGTAGGTCGGTCATTCGGATATGGTTAATAAGTTTCCTTATCCGGGGTTCTGTTACCGTATATCCGGCTATGTTAAGCCGCTGCACGATTGTACGGTTTGTTACTGCGTTTTCCTTTCCTATCTTGGTTTTCAACCCACGAAGGACGAGCGGAAGTAATACGTTTTCTTCGTACTCGGTTAAGGGTGCGGTTTCGGAATTAAAGCCTTTAATCATAGTTAGAAGGGCGTTTTATTGAAGTTAATACTAAGTCCGGGGGCTGCTATGTGTACCCGCTTCCCGGTCGCCCTGTAAACTCTATCTTTGAAGGCTACGGGGTCGCCGTTACCCGCCGAAAGGTGTATTAGGACGATGTTATTTACCGCCTTCAGGTCGTTGGCTTTAAGTGCGTCTATACAGGTGTCTATACTTAGGTGGCTTTCCCTCACTCTTTCCCGAAGGGTCGGAATTAGTCGGCCTTCCTCTACGTTGCGGTCTAATATTTCCGGGTCGTAGTTACATTCTATAAGGACGTTGTTTAAGCCTTTGAAGGTGTTAGGTAGGTAATAGGTATCGGTTGCGAACAAAATGCCGCCCGTTTCCGGGTGCCAAATGTAGAAGCCCACGGGTTCGGCGCAGTCGTGCTTCGTGGCGAACGGTATAACCTTAAAGCCTCCTATCTGCTGAACCTTGTAGCCGTTGCCTTCTCGCTCCAACGTGCGCGGCTTCCACTCGCTTTTTACCTTGGCGTTGTCTATTGTGCCTTGGGTAGCGTAGACGGGAATAACGGCGTTCAATACTTCGTTAATCCGTCCGGCGTGGTCGCCGTGTTCGTGGGTTATAAGACAGCCTACCACTTTGGAAATATTGCCTTCCAACGCGGCTACTACCTTCTTGAAGTTTACCCCGGCTTCAATGAGCAGGGCCTCGCCCACATTCTCCAAAATGTAGGCGTTGCCGCTGCTGCTTGAACCTAAAACACGAAGTACCATTAGAAATTGGGCTTTCTTGGTGTATTATAAGCCGGGGCCGGTTGTGGGTCGGCCTGGGGCTGTGCCTGTGGTTGGGGTGCCGGAGCTGCTTGGGGTTGAACCGGGGCGGCGTATGTCTGCGGCGCGGGTTCTGCCTGTGCCGTGGTACGGACTTCTTCGGCTATTACCGTTTCCGCGTCATCGAAGCCAATAGCGGGGCCGGTGTTGGCCTGCTCCTTAATCTCGACTGCCACGGTATCTACTACCGCGTTGGGGCGGCTGCTCGTTTCGTCCGCGTCGCCGTAGTCCGTTCCTGTAAGGTATTCGTAGAGGGCTTTCTTGGCGCGGCGTTCCGCTTTTCCGCGTAGTTGGTCGTTGCTGCTGTATTGGTCGCGGCGGACGGTGGCTTGAACCGTAAGGCTATTTTTGTCGCCGTTGAAGGAATATGTTACTTTGCATGGGAAAACGGCGTAGGCGGGGTTTTGACTTGTGTCCTGTTGAACGTCAATAATGTATTTCGCCCCAATCTTTTTTAGAAGGGCGGTATAGCCTTCTTTCGTGGGGTACATCGTGCCGCTGATGATGTTGAACTGGTTCCCGGTAGGAAGAAGCCCAATTATTGCGGCATCTATTATCGCTTCGCGGACGGTCGCCACTTCGTAGGGCGGATTTACTCGTCCGTTCTTGTTGGGCTTGCCGTCGCGGTCGGTGCGGAAGCCTACTTTTGTGTTCATCAAAGGCATAAATACCTTTTCCATCACTTCTTCGGTAAGGGCTTCGCGTAGAAGGGTTATTACTTTCGCGGCGTTGAAGGCTGCCCCGAAGTTGTTTACGATGTCTATCGCCGAAGCGTCGCGTAATGCAACTTCAAATTTTTCTTTTGCGGCTACTATGGTAGCCGGAAGTTCCGGGGTCTTGCACATGGTCGGAATATTTTTTAGTTGTTTGTTACTTGGAACTCCCCCGTAGTAACTACAAGCCGGACTAATTGGCTTTTTACGGGGATGAAGTCGTTTACACTCTCGGCGTTATCGACAATTATAGGGGCGGTTACTCCGTGGAAGGCACAAAGGGCGTTAATCACGGCTAACCCGGCGTTAATCTGCCCGGCGTGGTTCTTGTCTTGGTATCGTACCCCGCCAATGTAGGCCACGCAGTCCGGCTCTTTTTCGCCGTTTACAAGCGTCTTATACATTCGGAACTCCACGCCGTCGAAAAGCCCGTTTACACGTCGTTCTACTTCTTCCATACGACATCTTACGAAGTCGTCTATAAGGGCTTCTTCGGTTTGAAGTGTCGCCTTTTCCTGTGCCAACGTAGCGGCTTCCTTATCAAGTTCCACTATACGGGCTTCGGCGGCTTTAATTGTGGCGCGAAGTCCGAGCTTTTGGTCTATCTCGGAAAGGCGGGCGCGAAGTGTCGCCCGGCTCAGTTGACGCTCTGCGGCGGTGTCCTGTGTTGTCGGTGCTGTCACGGCTGCACGGCGGGCGTTCAGTTGGTCTATCTCCTTTTGAAGTGCTACCCACGTCGGGAGCGTCTGCGGGTCTATTTGCGGGTCGGTGCTTACGCGGGGGTTGGCGGCTATGGTGTTGTTATAGGTCGCCTTCTTTGTGGCGTAGTCCTGTACGGCGGCGTTGTGCTTGGTATCAAGGGCGACGGCTTCCGCTTCAAGGCGTTTTATTTCCGCGTCCTGTGCCGCTATAAGCCTGTTTAGTTCCTGGCCTTCCGCGTCCATCTTGTCAAGTCGGGCGGTTTGGTTGGCAATGAAGGCGGCGCGGGCGGTGTCTTGGTTCTTGCGGAAGGATTCAAGGGCTGCGGCAGCGTCGCACTGATGGCGGTTGGCTGCTCCGGGGTCGGCGCACTGATGACCGAATACCGGGCAAATAAGCGGGCCGGCGGTCGGGGCTTGCTGTTCTTGGAATTGTTCGTTATTCACGGTTTCCCAACGCTTGCGAAGGTCGGCTACTTGGGCTTCGTAGTCCTCTTTACGGCGTTTGGCAGTGGCTATGGAAGCCGTAATTACTGACTTCTCCCGGCTGTAATATTTGTTTTCGCTTTCCTCGTCGCGCTGTACTTGTGCGAGGTCGCGGGCGGCTTCGTCGGCTACGCGGTTGGTTTCGTAAGCTGCTGCGCGGGCTGCTTCCTTCGCGTCCTGTAATGCCTTCGCCTGTGCGTCGCGCTTAGTGTTGATTTCCGCCTGTATCTTTGCCGCCTGTTCGTAGGCTACGCGGTTGGCTTCGGCTTCGGAAGCTGCCGCCGCGTCTATGTTGGCGAGGTCTTCCTGTATCTGCTCCTTCTCGCTTTCAAGGGCGGCGTAGTCAGGTGCTACCGGGGTGTTTCGGGTGGCTTCGTCTTTGCGGGTCGGTATCTTGTCTAACTGCGCTTCAATTCTGCCACGGCGTACCGAAATTTCCTTTTTGTATTCTTCCATCGTCTTGCCTGTTACTCGGTGCAGAAGGGCGGCAAATTCTTCGCGGGTGGCGGCTACGTCCGCGTCGTTAATCTTGCCCGCCATCGTAAGCAAGTATTCGCGTTGTGCCTTCCAATGAAGCGTAAGGAAGTAATACGGATCCGTAATGACCTTAAAGAGGTCTTCGGGTATTATTGCGGCTACCTTTGCGTCGTATTCCGCCTTCTTCAAGGGTACGCCGTTAAAGAAGTAGTCGGTATGGTGCCCGGACAGGGTGCGCTCGGTGCTGCCTTTGGGGGTCTTCCACTCCTCGACGTAGACGCGGCGAAGTTCCACGCTTGACGCTTCCCCGGTTTCGGTGTCTACCACGTCGAAAAGCCCGGTTACTTCGTGTTCAAGGTCGGGAATAAAGTTACCTTCCGCGTCGTTGGTCTTTATTCCAAATTTGGAGTCGGAGTTTCCTTCACTGTCTTTGCCCCAAAGAAGCCACGCGAAGGAGTCCGCTATTGTGGTCTTCCCGGTTCCGTTACGTCCGCTTATGGTCGTAACGCCGTCGCCGAACTCTACGGCTACGTTTCGCAAACCCTTAAAGTTTACAAGGGTAAGGCGTTTTAGTGTTACTTGTCTGCTCATATAGCTGTTAATTATTTAGTGTTGTTACTTTTCTTTGTTTCCGGCTAACTCTAAGGCTTTATCCGCGTCAATAATCAGAAGTGCGCCTATTTGGGTTATTGCTTTGTCAATCTTCCCGGAAGTTTTGATACGGCTTGCGGTCGTTTTGCTGCACCCTAATAGTTTCGCCAATCCTTTAAGGCCGTAGACGTAGCGGCGTTCGCCTTCCTGTTTTGTTGGCTTGTTTGCCAAAACCGCTCTTACTCGGTCTTCGACTACATCCAAAAGTTGGCCTACGGTAAGGTCTATTATTCGGGTGTCGGGGTTAATCTTCTTCATCGTCGTCTAAGTATTTTTCCGGGTCTTCGGGAAGCGGAAGTTTGTTAATGTAATGGGCGGAAGCGGCGAAGTTGGCGAATAGAACCAATAAGACGGTTATACTTGCGTCGTCGGCGGCTGCGCAAAGAAGGAATAGCGACAGGGCGAACCATACGAAAATTAGCCACTGCCGGAACGTGTACCGTTCCCCGGTTTCGGTCTTGCCGAATATCTTTGTTTTCAGTTCCTCGCTTGTCATGCTATCAAGTTGTTGAAGGGGTTAATATTTTCGTTCTCGTCCTTTGCCCGGCGCAGCGTTCTTGCTGTCCGTGCCGTTGTTGGTCTGGCCCCGCGTAACAAATAGTTGTCGTCGTTATTGCCGTTGTATTCGTGGAAGCCCATAACCAACAGCAGGGCTGTCGCTATGAAGGCGCGTTTAAGCGGGTCTAAGCTCACGGGAACGCCGCACTTTGTGCAAAACCACCAAACGCAAAGTTCCGTAGCCTTTTGGATGCCTATCTTGGCGTATATGTTGCGGGCGGTGTTCTCTACGGTTCGGGCTGAAATAAAGAGCCTTTCGGCTACTTCTTTCTTACTCGCTCCCCACGCCAACAACTCGGCTACCTCGCCTTCCCGTCGGGTAAGCTCTGCTTTTAGTCGCATATCCCCCAAATATTTTCGGTTACTCCATACTTGGCGAATACTTCCGTAACTGCTACAGCTTGGCTTGCTTTTGGCTCCTGCTTGCCGTCGCGGTAGCAATAGAAGGAATTGCGGTTATTGATTCCCAATGCCGCCCAAAGGTCGGCTATACAGGCTTCGTAGTCGCCCATCTTTACTTGTTTAAGTCCGTTTCGGAAGCCTCGGAAGGCTGCTTTTGTCGCTGTCAATGTCATATTTTGAATTATTAAGCGGTTAGAATTTAGTGCGCGGTGGAAGGCTCGAACTTCCTACGCCCGCTTTTGCTGCGTCCGCGCTCCGGCCTGTTCCCGGTTGTCAACGGTTTATAGCCTTCACGAAAGGGATTCTTTCTCCGTTGGCTTGCTATATAGTTGTGGTTGCTTCGTATTAACTTGATACGGCTATCGGGAAAATTAACCCTTACCCTTGTTTGCCTGTCGCTTCTCTAACCACTCATCGCGGCGGTGGCGGCACTCAATCAAGGACGAAGCCACGGTAGCGAATAGTTCCCCGTCCGGGGTGCGGTAGTCGTATTGGACGCGCTTAACTCGCTTTCCACGTAGGCGGGTAGTGAATACTTCGTAGTTCTCGCTTCCGGCGGGGCAAACACTACAGCCCCGGTTGTCGTTCATGCTCATTGTTGTATGGGGTTAGTTGTTTCGTCTTCTATTAGTTCACCGTTTTGTCCTATCCACAGCATTGCGTCTTGCCCGTTGTAGGAAAAATCAAAGGCTTTGTTTTTGGGGTTAAACCGGCCTTCTAATATTGTGCCTTCTTTAAGTCCGCGTATCTCTGCCAGGCACCAATAGCCGAAGTCGGTAAGCACTTTTACGACTGCCTTAGCCTTAATAGTTTTATTTGCCATATACTTGTATGCTTATTTGTAGTAGAATGTAATTTTAAGCCCGCGACGAAGTTTGCATACGCACTTATCAAGCATACACTTAAAGGCGCGGGTTAGTAGGTTATTGGCTAATTTTTCGCCAATAAGACGAAGAAGCCCGCTTACTCCGACGAGGGTATTTAATCGCTTCCCTTCGCCGTTTACTCCGCTAACTTTAATTCGGAAGTTGCTGTTAATTTGGGTTGTCGTGAAGTCCATATAACTGAAATTTAAGTAATTTTTGTTATTGCTTCGTGCCGTAATTTTCGCTAACTTTGCAACTGAATTACTAACACGATGCAAAGTTAATACTTTGCCATACACGATGCAAGTGTTTGCCATACAAAGGACGTGTTTTTAGGAATTTTTAACATTTAACCCATTCAAAGCAATGGAAGGAACAGTAAAAGAGCGACTTAAAGACTTTATAAAGTTTGTAGGTATCAGCGAACGAGAATTTTGTAGGCGGGTCGGTGTGGGGTCTGCCTATATACAAAGTATTCGCAAGTCTATAATGCCGGACACTCTGCAACAAATTACCATACAATTTCCCCGCCTTAATCCGCTGTGGCTTATGATGGGCGAGGGCGAAATGCTTCTACCCGAAGAAAAGCCGGAAGCCCACGAAGCGGCACCTTCCGAAATTCTGCTTAAACTTTTGGAAGATGCCCGCGAAGAAAAAGCCCGCCTTCTCTCTATAATAGAAAGTCAACAGCGGACTATCGAACGGCTAACCGAACTTACTAAAAAAGCGGATGTCCACCGGGGCGACACTGCAACCTCTGCCGCTGTCGGGTAGTCCTTGGGCGTACCGTTCCTTTATACTGAAATTTTGGCTATACCTTATTATATATAAAGCCGAGAAATACAGGTAAGTAGCGGTATAAGCACCGTAGTAAAGTGATACGCCGTAGAACGCACAGAAACGCCCCTTTTTCGCGCCGTTTTTTTCGGGGTGGTAATTCCTACCATTTGGGGCTTAAAGTGCCGTAAACGCAAAATTCGGAAAAAATAACTCAGCTATATGGAAATCGCTATAAATACCTATTATTCTAACCGGGCTTACTACCCGTTTATCCCTCGCCACGTCTTCGACGCTTTGGAAACTGCGTACTTGGACGGTCGGGAAACTATTGTTATATCGGAAGCGGACTACTTCGCTATTGTTGACAACGCCAAAGCCGCCGGACTATGCCCCGCGTAGTTAATACTTCCTGGCCCATTAAAGAAGAAATAAGCCGCCGTTTCTTCTTGGCGTTGGAACGTCTTGTAGAATTAAATAAGGTTGCGTCGCTTGAGGCGTTCTGCAATGAATACGGGCTTAGTGCGCCGAAGTATCGGGAACTTCGGTTAGGCTATGGCGTTACCCCGAAGCCGGACTACAAGCCCCGCTATAAGGGCATAGAATTGGAAGCCGCCCACTATATTACAGCCTGTTACCCCGTTTCGGCGAAGTGGCTACTTACCGGGCGCGGAAAAATGCTTACTTATGAAGTTCAAAATTAAGGTAGGGCTACACATAAAGCCGAACAATAAAGGGAAGGCTACGGAAGAAGTCGGCATAAGGCTCCGGGTATCGTGGGCCGGTCTTCGGTGCGATATCCGCTCTGGCTATGTTATCGCCCCGGCAAAATGGGACGACGCTAATAGTTGCGTTCGGCTCGGAAATAAGAATAGCCACGGCGAAACAGCCGGAGCTATCAATCGCGGCGTTATGGCTGTGGCTTCCACTATTGAAGAAGTCCTTACCCGGTTTGAACTTGACAATAAACGCCCGCCTTCGGTCGCCGAATTTAAGGAAGCCTTCGACTTGGCCGCCGGACGTGCGAAGCCCGAAGAAAAGAAGCCGGAAGAAAAGCCGTTAGGGTTCTTCGCCGTCTATGACCTATTTACCGGGGAAATGGGGGTTACGAATAATTGGACTAAATCAACCTATACAAAATTCAGTAGTCTAAAAGCACACTTAAAGAACTATAATAAGAAACTAACCTTAGAAGGCTTTGATAAAGCAACCTTCGCGGGCTTTGTGGCTCATCTGCAAACGAAGGTTAGGCAATTAAACACAACCGTAGCCAAAAACGTAGGCTTCCTTCGTTGGTTCTTGCGTTGGGCTGCTGCCAATGGCTATTATACGGGGCTTGCTCATTTGCAATACCGCCCCCGTTTTAAGGGGTTGGACTGCAAAGAAGTTATTTATTTGGAATGGGACGAACTTATACACTTCCTAAACTTTGAATTTCCGGCTAATAAACCTTCCCTTCCGGCTGTCCGTGATGTGTTTTGCTTCTGCTGTTTTACGGGGCTTCGCTATTCCGACGTTGCCAAACTCCGGCGTTCCGATATCCACCGGGAACAAACGCCGCCCTTTATGTCTATCGTAACAAAGAAAACGACGGCGCGGCTACATATCGAACTTAATAAATATGCCCTCGCCCTTCTTGACAAATACGAAGGCGTAGGGCTTCCAAATGATAAAGCGTTGCCCGTTATAAGCAACGTAAAAATGAACGAAAACCTTCACGAAGCGGCGGAAGTTGCCGGAATTGACGAACCCGTTAATATTGTTTCCTATGTCGGCAGTGAACGCTCCGAGGTTGTTGTGCCAAAGTATTCCGTTCTTACTACCCACGCAGGGCGGCGTACTTTTATTGTGAACGCTTTGCGGCTCGGTATTCCGGCCCCGGTTATTATGGAATGGACAGGGCACAGCGACTTTAAGGCTATGAAGCCTTATATTAAAATTGTCAATGATGCTAAGGTTGAAAATATGGAACGGTTTAATTCTTTCGGTTCTAATCGTTCCACTACGGACGAAGGCGAAAAATAG